AGAATGAGTTAATACATTGTCATCCCTATATCTATGATTTATCTCCAACGCAAACGCGGGCTATTTAAAACTAACTCATATGTTATTAATAATCTTTAGTTATATTATAATGACAGACAGTTGTTCAATCGTATCAATAAAAGATCTTAGGGAGAAGTATCCCAAAATGGGAAAGCTATTACAAAAACTATCACCAGGTTCGCCAATATTAAGAGATATCAATAACCGAATAGACTCATCACCCGATGCGGCCAAAATAAAAGCAATGATCAAAAATGCAGAACAAACACCTTGTTCACAAGCTGGTGGCGCGCAACAAAAAAGGGGTAAAGACACGGGTTCGGGACGAAATTGGCGTGGAAATGTAGGACAATTCGTCACAATAATGATTGCCCTTTGTGTTGCACTACTATCAATTCGCGCAGTGTTCTGCATGGCAAATTACATATGGTATGGCTATTATGAGTGGTTATTGTACAGAACAGGCTCGTGTATTGGCAACGACTGTGGCATTTGCCCTTCTTAAAATTCAACTGGCGGGTCTAGCTGTGTGGGCAGTCCTTCCAGATGGAAAAGGACCAAGGCGCGACCCCCGAGGCGACGGCGAAGGCGACGGCGAAGGCAGAGATTCAGCGGAGGCAGCAACAGGAGCAACTGGTCAAGGAAGTGCGGAAGGAAAGGGAGGCGGCCGTAGACGTAGGCGAAGGCGTAAAAGAACTCGTAAGAAGCGAAAAAGTAGAAAGAGACGTAGAACACGTAAGAGGCGAAAAAGTAGAAAGAGACGCAGAAGAACAAGAAGATAATTAATACTATGTTTAATTTAGTTAAAATAAACATAGGATATAGTATAATGAGAATTATGAGCATTGATGTGGGAATGAGACATTTGGCGTATTGTATCTTATCAAAAGGTGCAAATGACAACTATAATATATGTGAATGGGACGTCATAGATTTATGTAATAAAAAAGCGAACCCTTGTTGTCAAACCGATAAACACGGAAAGTCTTGTAAAAGACAGACTAAATTTTATAAAGATGATAAATATTATTGTCAATTACACGCCAAAAAACAAAAATTCCCCATCCCTTCATCAGAAATGAAATTAACAAAGATAAAAAAGATGAAAATTCGCGCTTTGAAAAATTTAGCCAAAAAATTAGAATATGATTTACCAAAAAAGAGCAAAAAACAAGATTATATTGACTATTTCATCAACGATCTCTCCGAAAATTATCTTACCCCTATTCTCCAAACAAATAGTAAGTCAATCGACTTCGTTACATATGGTAAGAGAATCAAGTCTGCTTTTGATGATATATTATCAAAAACTAATATTGATTGTATGATCATAGAAAATCAAATCGGCCCTTTAGCATTGCGAATGAAAATGATACAAGGTATGATAATGCAACATTTCATAGAAATTGGTTGTCCTTGTATTAAAGAAATTTCACCATCCAACAAATTAAAAGATTTCACTACTAAAAAGAAAACAACATATTCGGAGCGCAAGAAACTAGGTATTACTGTTACCAGAAAACTTTTATATGACAATAACAATATAACAAAATGGAGTGAACATTTTGATAAACATAGAAAAAAAGATGACCTGGCGGACAGTTTCCTTCAAGGCCTTTGGTATATCAAACAATAATTAAGTATTAGAAATGCGTCTTACTTAAAATTATAAGTTCTTAATACAACATAATGAGTACTCCTGAGATTATTGATATTAACCTCACACATAATAGTCCTCTATCCTCACCAAAACTTTCCGTAGTCGGCAATTCTGACGCTGGTATGATTAGACTAAACAATTTACCGCCTTTAGAAACAAATAATATAAATAAAAAATCTGTAAATTTTGGACCAGGCGCCGATTTATTAATAAACCAGAAAGTAGCTAAGTCCAATTCTCCAAAATCAGATATTAAGCTTTCGGAATTACAATCTTTAGAGCCGAGTGGTAGCCCAAAAACCAAAACGCTAAGTGGTTTAGACAGATCTAAACTAGTATCATCTATATCCACTACCAAATCACTCGGTCCATTATCCGCCTCCAATATTAGATTAAATATTAGTCCCAACAACTCTCCAGCTCTACCAAGCCCACCCAGCGCTGACTCAGGAGAGAAAAATATCAAATTAGGTAGAGCTAGTAAAGCAAATGAGAATTCTCAAACATGGGATGGATTTAAAAAATTTAATGAGATTCCCGTAGATCCAGTCGCAAAACCACCTGAAAAACCAAAATTATCACATGAACAGGAAGTTAGACAAAAGTTTTCGTTTATCAGAAAATTGGAAGCTTTAGAAAAACAAGGGATTACCGTTAGTAAAAAATATAATATGGATGATAAGCTTGAAGAAATGCAGGGCGAATATGAAATGATCAAATCAGATATAGCAAAGCGCAACTCTGTTAAATTTCAAGGTAAAATGCTAATGGCCGCAGTTTCTGGTATTGAATTTCTCAATGGAAAGTTTGATCCATTTGATATCAAGCTAGATGGTTGGGGTGAAGCGATCAGTGAGAATATTGAAGAGTATGATGAAGTTTTTGGCGAACTTCATGAGAAATATGGCGGTAAAGCCAAGATGGCTCCAGAACTCAAGTTACTATTTATGTTAGGTGGTAGTGCCGCAATGTTACATATGACAAATACAATGTTCAAATCCGCTATGCCCGGTATGGATGATATTATGAGACAAAATCCAGAGCTCATGCAGCAATTTACTCAAGCGGCGGCCAATAGCATGAATGCACAAAATCCAGGATTTGGTAATTTTATGTCTGGGATGATGCCCGGAGGGCCACCCAGCGGTATGATGCCAGGAGGTGTCATGCCTCCAATGGGTTCCCCTCCTGGCCCCCCACCAAGATCCGCACCAAGAACATCAAATCGTCCAGATCTGAATGCAGCGCGCGGTGGACCCGAAAAGTCACGGCGAGAGATGAATGGTCCATCCGATATTAGCGATATCTTGTCTGGTATTAAGACAAAAAAAGTTAATATCAGGAACGGACAACCCGCAGATACCATAAGTGTTAATGAACTGAAAGAACTATCGCCCAGTGGGCTTCAAAAGAAATCTAAAAGGAAACCAAGATCGGAGAGAAATACAATTAATTTGAATATTTAAATACCATTTTATATATAATATAAAATGGCAATGACAACTGCTGAAATTATTAAAGGTGTAATGAATAACGATAAATGTAATCTCAGTATTTGGGATCCATGCCCAGCGGCTGTAAGTTGGGGTCAATCGGTGGATAAAGATGAAGCTGTTGAAGCTAAAAGTGTTGACGGGGCAGATGTGGCGGACGCCGAGGCATCACAGACACGATGTAAAACTCAAAGTAGTCTAATTTCTAAATGTAGAAATACAATAGTAAGAACCGAAATTGGTAGCCGTAATTCGCTTTTCCCTAATTTCTATGATAAATTTGAAGATGATGAAAACCAAAAATGTACAGAATGGGAAGCATATAATAAATACCAGCTAACGAAATATATGCCTCAGAACAGCGTAAAAGGTACACCATTTCGCTTTTGCATTATTCTAGCAGGCCCACCCGGTTCAGGAAAGTCTACAATGGCTGAAATAATTTTGAAAAAAAGTATAACTATCAATAGAAATGCAGCTATAGATAATATTTGGGTTAATTTAGGACACGATCAAATAGTTTGTCAAGATGCAGATTTTATTTTGAAAATGAATGCAATAGACAGAACTTTCATGGAAGAAGATGAGAATTTATTTGAAAATGTAGAAAGAATAAAGGAACAGTTGAATGTATCGGGTACTCCATGGAATAAATTAATAGCGAGGCAAAATGAACTATATGATACAATCAAAACTTCAAATCAGATGGATCCTGTAGCCAAAGAATATTTTCGTGAGAATGAAATCACTCCAGAGAATATAAATGCTCTTAAAATGTTGATTAGTGAAGAAGGTCTGTATAAGAGCAATCTTGGACCTCTTATAGTTAAAGATATGAGAAAAGGAGCCTTAGGTGGCGCGAAAATAACCAAATGCCAAGTTGACTATCCCTATTTAAAAAGTGTTATTAATAAATGGCGAGATAAAAGAGGAGAAGCGCCGTGTAATAACGCGCAGCTTTTATACTATACAACTGCATTAGCTATCAGCCTTGGATATAATATCACATATGAAACAACATTAAAAAGTAAAAAATCTTTGGAATTTCTTTTCAAAAATACCGGAAATCTAACAAATAATTGTAGATCAGAAACTTATATATTTTTATTGGGATTCCCTTTAGTTTCATTCGCTCATTTAGAAAAAAGAATTATTAATAGATATAAATGTGTGCAAATAAAACGGCTTATTGAAAAGCATTCTAAGCTACCTCAAGACACAGTGATAAACGAGCAGTTACCTGATGGAAAGTACCCTACGAGAAGACAATTCCTTATCTTACTGGAAGAAACTTTCAAAGCACACTGTCCTACTTCCAAGGCAAACGAAAATGAAACGTGTACCTATGTAGGACTACCTAATTTACAACGGTCACATTTTGTTAACAATATGAATAAAGCCTATTTGACAATAGCTACCTTATTATGGTTTTGTACAGGTCCGGAGAGACCAGCTGATGAAGGAGGTAGAAGTAATTGTCCACAAGGTATCGGAATTGATTTTTTATATATATTTGATAATACAGTAAGTGGTGTTATCCCAAAGAAAGAATACGGTTTTCCTATTCGCATTAGCGATAGATCTAAATTTATACAACCTGCAAAATTTCTAGATACACCACGACTACAAGAAAAAACGAAGAAATTTTGGATTGCTGTTTTAATGAAAACTCTTAATTGTCTTAAAGGGAAATCTATATGTAGCGCTGTTAGTGACATATCAACCAAGGGGATGTGTAGTTCTCCTCCAGCCAGTCAAGAAGTTGATTTTGACGACGAAGGTTGTCTTGACGATCTCACCCAGATTTGGGAGAATCATATACAAAAAGACTTATCTCCAGAAGACGAGGAAACGACCGATGAATACGCGGCCTCAATCCTAAGAGGTTTAAGGGAACATAATATTGGCGAAGGTCTTGATGAAACCGGTAATAAATTATCATCAGAAGCCGCGAAAGAAGCCTTAAAAGCTGCAGTGCGCCCAGTTTCATCACTGCCAGATTTGAGGGGAGGAACAAGAAAAAGGAAAAGAAAAAGAAAAAAACGACAAACGCGACGTAAAAAATATCATTAATATATATGCGCTGTCCATTAAGTAAATACAAAAATTTATTAGGAATTCCTGGTAAGGGAGTCCACAGTATACGTCTTTTTAATACTCCCGTTGTTGATTATTTATTAACCATAATTGCAGCAATAGTAACAAGTCTAACTACCAAAATACCACTTGTTCTCACTACTATTTTATGGTTTTTCCTGGGTATAATATTCCATATTTTGTTTGGAGTACAAACATCCACATTAACCTTTATGGGAATAAAATGCCAATAATTATTTATTTTATGCTATTGCCATGTAGTGAAGGAAAAGAATATTCTAAATTCATTTAAACAGAATATTTTTTAACAATATAATGTCAACTCATACTGAAGTGCCTATTGCTATACCGCAAACTCCTTATACCCCTGCCTACCCGCTTACCGCCCCAACATTGTCGCCACTAATGATAGAGTGTTTTAATTTGCGAAGAACAGTAAAAATGTTGTGCGCCATTGATATGTTTTTTAGTATTATATATTCATTTTATAATCCATATTTTATAATATCTGTTCTACTGGCTTATATGGGATATTATGGAGCCGATAAATATAAATCCGGATTGACGTTGGGATACTTTATATATATAACCGCAGATTGGATGCTTAAAATTGTTTTATATGCATACTCATTGTCACAAAATCAAGTAGACCCCCAGGCCTCGGCAGGTTGGTGGATTTTTATAATTTTTTCAACACTAATAAATATATGGATATCTAAAATTGTATTTAAATTTTGGCGCTCCCTTAGGAATATACCAGTGCTAGAATTGGCCACACTCAAATCGGCTCAACCGGTTGAGTATCATTACATCTATTGGTAATAATAATATTTGTTAACTGTATAATGAAAAAATGGTTAACAAATCTTATTATTAGTTTTTTTTCAGGAGGTTTCATTACGGCGTCTATTGCTTATATGGGAACATTTATGAGTCCTATTCTGGCCTCAATATGGTGGTCTTTTCCAATAAGTTTGATACCTAGTATGTATTACATGAAACAAGAAGGAAAAACGAATAAAGAAATATCTTATTTCTGTTTTACAACGACGTTTGCACTTATTATTTTATTCTTAACAACGCTATCATTAAGTCATTTCTTCTTACATGAGAAGAAATCATTCTGGATGCCTTTAGTTAAATCTTTTGGAGTATTTACAGTTATAAGTCTTATCTACTATTTAATTATTCATTTTTTTAATCTACAAAGTTTCTGGAAATAAATTATCTGCGCCTCCGACGTCTCTTGCGAGTTCTTCTATTGCCGCCCTTTCTAGAAATTTTTGATAAAGGAATTTCATATTCAGTAAAGCATATTGCAGCAATTACCGTACCATGATCTTTATTTACATTCATATGAGACCAAATCCAATGCATCCCAGGATGGTATGTAAAACCCTTGTCGGTGACAATTTTTTCACCAAACACCGGAGATTGACCAGTGCCATATCCTCTTCTCTCTATCATACCATTAATTGATTCCATTAAACTTTTTTGAGCCTCCTCTTCTGATCCATTTCCAGAATATTCACAAGCGAATGCGCCTAAATATTTTTTATTTTTATCGTATACTCCTGTTACTAATACGCCAGCTGCAATATGATTACCTTTTTGACCATTTGTTTGTGCCATTATGGATTCCAAAACTCCACCCCATTTAATACTCTTAAGACCTTCATCTTTTGTTTGTAACTTTGCATTGGTAGGAACTACACTAGTATAATGAATTACATTTGCATTTTGTATACCTGCACTATTTAAGGCAGCATCATAGGATCCTGTTTCTGCAGGTAAACCTGGAGATCCAGCATTTGATTCGCCTTTACCAGTAGTAAGAAAATAACTACATGGTACCCTATTCCCTATTTTAACTAAACTAGTCATCTATATATATTATAAAGATGATTATTTATCCTCTTGTAAAACTGATTTGATGCTAACATCATTAGATAGTGATTTAATAATACGATTTTTATTTTTATTCAACTCGGCATCATTGCCTCCACCCATAATACCTCTAACAATATTAAAAAACTCCTCAGATTTTATACTATTCAATTCATATCCAGGATTTTGATTTTGCCAATCTTTTAATTTTAGTCGTTGTTTTTCACTAATGTCATCTATTGATTTACTCATACGAATGTTGCCTTCATCTTTTTCCCAGGTATCATTATCTTTAATATAGAATTTCAACCGTTTAATATCGGAACAATGTAGTGGTCTTTCATGAGGTTCAATATCAGTTAGATTTTTAATTAGTATATTACTAACACCTTTAACATAGCCATTTTTACCAGAAAAATGCAAATCTTCAAGAGAGAATTTGAGATTATCAATAAAATCTGTTAAATTCATAGCATCCTTGCATGTTTGATTTAAGAATAAATTAATATTTAAATGACTGGTATTATTTATTGTCGTGGATTTAATATTTTTTAATTCTCCCTGTAATACTCGCGTTTCTTCCAATAATGTTTCCATTTTGTTATAAAGTTTATTATTTGATGTGATTTGAAGAACCTTCCCTTGTTTTAAATCAGATAGACTAAATTTCGTGCATTTTTTTTTGTGGCGCGATAAGCCGCTTGCATGACTATATACTTTACCGCACTTTTTACAAGTATATCCCGCTTTACAGGCCTTCTTTTTTTCATTGATAATCATTTTATGCTTCTTCGTAGATATATGTTTCTTCCAACTACTTGTTTTTGTTGTTTTATAATCACACTCTATACAACTAAATTCTCTACCGATCTTTTGTGCGAGTTTTTGCATATATATATATGAATGATAACAAAAAGTTGCTAAACTATTTTTAGTATTTTAATTAAAAATGGTAAAAATTTGGGGTTGTAGGGAATAATTAAAAAGTTGTAGATATTACATACTACATCACTTCTAATGTGAAAAAAACGAGCAACTTTTAGTTACCATTTAATTACCATTATTATCATTTTTTTTTATCGTAACAAAATGACTATGGTAATTAAAAAATGCCTTATGCTTTTCGGTAATAAATAATATTACTAAAATACCGAGCAACTTTTGAGCAACTTTCGATGGTAACTAAAAAGTTGCTCGAAATAAGAACGAAAAAAATGCTTGTAGGCAACTTTTTCAAAAAAAATACAAGAATTGTTTACAATGTTGAAGGATGTGTCATTTTTTGATTAAACTAGAGAGCATAAATATTAAAATGGACAAGCTACATCGATGTCCATTTTAAAAAATCCCGTCGAAAATATTTCAAAAACTTTACATTGCTTTTTTTTACATATATAGCTTGCTCTAAACGTATCATACATCTTACCTAGCCAGCTGTGTAACTATTAATATAGAGGGGTATAATCAGTAGGCGGTTTACTCATAATCAATACAGCTGGTGTATCGGGCCTCCGCGTGGAAACTTTAGTATTCATATATTCATTAATATAATATAATAACGCATAAGGATCATGTCTATCAACATAATGCGATATTATTCTGGGATAATCTGAAAATTCTTTTCTAATATAAAAAGTTACTAGATCGCTATTTTTAAAATCTGGTATAACAAATGCCATTTATATATTATATTTATTTTATATAAATGGTATTAGGATATTTACTATATGAAGCAGTGGATTTAAGCGTAAATGTCGTAAAACTAGGATATAATGGTATACGAGGAGTATACTATTGGTGGTATGATGAAGATTATCCTGAAGTGGAAAGAGAAAAACTTTTAATTAAGGATATAGAAGTTCTAACAGAAAGATTAGAAAAATTAGAAAGTCAATTAGATAAAGACAAGTAGTTATCTCCTACGCCTTCTTGTCCTTTTCTTACCCTTCTTCCTCCGACGCTTTGTCCTGCGCTTTGTCCTGCGCTTTGTCCTGCGCTTTGTCTGCCGTTTTTTTCTTTTCCCTCCACCTTGCTCGTCTATCAAGTTACCAGCGGCATCAAAAGACAGTGGTCCAGGCTCGTCCGCCTGCAGTCTTTCTAACCTCCGCGGTATTATTTTACCATATGATCCCGCTGGATTGTCACAACCACCCTCAGTTTCACATTTACATGTATTATTATAGATGGAAGCCACGGGCACATAATCCTCCGGACACGCCGAGCGAATCCATCGGCCCTTTTGCAAGCGCTTCTCGTCCGCTATATAATTTTCTTCTGCTTCCTTTTTTCCGTCGTTTTCTATTTTTCTTATGCTATTCCAAATTTGTTCTGTCGCCTGATGAGGATCTCCCAAATCTTCGGCAAACTGGCTTTTATTTTTAAGTAGTTCATCATAGATCTTCCAAAATAACTCCGTCCCATCACTTTTTGTTTGCAACATGTCAACGAGTTGCCCAAAATCTTTTTCAGTCATTCCCCATTCCTGAGCAGTAAACCCATCCATAATCCGCGGACGATGTGCTCCCGCCATAATAGTTAGGACAAATATTATTGCTATTTCAATATCATTTGTGTCCTTACCACAACTAGGAAATTGATTTTCTAATGTTTTTTTCCAAGGTTTAGCTGGTGGCATATTCCCTTGTGCATCCTCTTTCGTCGCCTCACATTGAATTGGTAATTCCGGAAAGGCTCCACCCTGTTGAATCGCCGCACATCTCGGGGACGCCATCTCCTCGTCTTCCCCGAGCGGCAGCGCGGCCGCTGGGTCATTGTCCAGCGGTACAACGCCGCCATTGTCATTTGCTATCTGCTCTAACCTCTCTCTCTCGGCTTCATCTTGAAAGTCTTCTTGAAAATATCCAGGATCATTCCGCAGGAGCGTCCATAAACGAGTTGTCCATGATGGGGTATCCGTCGTCGCGCTCTCCCCATCTTGGCGAACCCTATTTATCCACGTTTGTACGTTCTCCTGTGTAAACAAGTCTCGGCCATGTCCACTTCGGGGATCAGTAGGATCACCACAATATAGTTCGCCACTTGTTAGTTTTGAATATATATCTGAACCGGCAGGCGGAGCGGGAAGAGATAAAATTTCGTACTCTTTTCCATTTGCAGTTGGAACACAAAGAGTTGGAGTAGATACACCTATTGTTTTAGATGCTGTACAGTTTACTAGGGATTGAAATAATTCTTGCGTATATGCAGAACAGTTAGAATCTCGTGTACAAGAATTGGAAATTGTAGAATAACGTTGTCCTCCTAATAAATTTGTATCTATACCTAGAGAAAATGTATAGTTCCCGGAGGATCCCCTTGGAATCTGGATATCAAAATTACCAGTTCCAATATATGTCAATTCTTGCACTCTCAACATCTCCGTCAAGTCGGTTTTTGTTTGTGCAGGGAGATTAAAAAAACCTATTACCTCAATATAATCCCTATCTAGAACATTCCCCTTCATTTGTTTGGTCTTATCCCCTTGTCTCAGTAACCTGGCCCTTGTGAGATTAATTTTTCCAATTAGAGGTAAATCGGGGGTATACCAAGCTCCTAGTAAATTTTGATGCGTTGCATGTCTCACTGGGATTGGGGCAATTTTGAATACTGAACTTATGGCTGCTGCAAACCTTTCTGCGGGGGCTTTTGTCAACTTCCCCCATATTGATTTCAGAGTGTCTTTTATGCCACCCCCCGCCTGCACCTCCATGGCTTCGGCAGCATGCTCTGCGATTCCCCAATAACCAAAGCCAGTTGAATAAAAAACACTTTTAATTTCGTCTGTCTCAGCCATTTTTTGTGGTATTTCTAGTATTGATATTGCATGTGATGCAGAATACGGAGACCAGCCTGATGAACACCCTGATCCAAGATAGTTCGTTCCAGCTTCCGCAACACTTTTAATAATTTGTGCAGGAATCCCCCATTTTTTAGAAACTCTATCTAAGATTCTAACAATCCAGACTTTCGCCGCTGTTTTTTCTGGGTTGGGCTCATCTGCAACGGACTCGTGAACTAAACCCTTCAGCCCGTCCTTGGGAAAATCATCAAGCTCGCGAAGTTGACCCCATATTGTCTTGTCGATAGTTAAAGGAGGTCCTTTATATATACTTACTCCTGCTAGGGTTATTGAATCAGTGTCTGGATTATACATTTTCTGCTCTATCAAGAATTCTTCCGCAGTTTTACCTTGTCCCATAGCGTCGTTCATCCCTGGCACCATATTCGCCAGATTTTGGAATAATTTAGTTTTATATCCTGCCTTCCCATTACTTTTTAAAGTAAATACTTTTGCCTGTCCTTCAAAATCTGTACCAATCATAATACTGGTATTTTCTGGCTTATAATCTTCCATCAACATTTTGACCTGACTGATACTTTTCCCATCTGTCCTTTGTGTACATTTTAGCGTTCCAAAAAGAGCACTCTTCAAGGCATTAGCAGGATTAGCATCGGTGGTAAGATCTTTCAAAAGTTCGGTAATCATATCGCACTCGGCATTACACTGCAAATCTGTACCGCTTTCCAAAATTCCCTGAGGTACTGCATTGCCGCCTCCTCCTCCCACAAGTGAAGCATAACTGATTATAGATTGTGTTGGCGAACTAAAGTATTCTATAGATCCCGTTACCTGGCCAAGCAAGGAGCTTAGTAACCAAGCATTTGCAGATCTTTGTTGAGATGGCCCGGTATTTATTATCGCCACATGTGTTAAAGCCTTTTGTAATTCGTCATTTTCCGCCCATTCACTACCAAAGCGCGGGTCACATATCTTATCATTGTCGTCCGTTAATCCATTAGAATTGAGCGCAATAACAGCTGTACAATTAGCACCGCCGTCGGGCGTGGGTGTGCAAGACATACCTTCCATCGGAAGACTCTTTTTCAAGCCCGCATATATTGTCTTACTATATTTACGACAACTTCGGATTACAATCATAAAGGGTAAAATAACATTCATGCATATATTATTATCATTTTGAGAATATATAGGAAAGTCAAGCCCTTTTTGCATGGATAGATCAAGAATACACACTGCTAATGCATTTGGGCAACTAGAATCTGAGGCAGTTTTAAGATTATACGGCAAAAGAGCTAAATTGTATTCCTCAGGTCGCGATTGATCTTGAATGGCTTGGTTTTCCAGGGCACTGGGAGTGTCGGCTGCTACTGCTTTAAACATTTTTGCCTGTTTTAGGACATAATACAATTTGTCATCGTCGTCATGATTCGTGTCCGCCCTCCTGCTGGCTCGTGGTGGGGAAGAGGCCCCATTGGCTGTCGCGACCCATCCCGGGACGGGGGTCTTCTTATAATTTGTAATAGACTGCAGGAGTTCGATGCGTTGTGGTTTTGTCAAAGCTGTCGGACCGGCTTGATCTGTGCCTTGCCACAGCGCCTTCATCGTCGCTGTAACGTAGTATGTATCACCAGCATCATCTTCTTCGGTTGCCACGCCCTTTAAGAATTCACTAAAGGCCAACAACATAAATTTACATACATTATTATCACGTTTATAGTTATTACTAGGATAGAATAACGACATTAATATATATATAAATTAGATATATTAATATACAAATCTTGATTTAAAATTTTCTATTTGGCGCAGATGATTCATCTTAAGTTCTTTTTTTCTGGCCCGTTCTAAAACTTCTTTAGCATTCTTAATTTCTTCCGGCGTTACTTTATCCTCCTCACCAACAGCATCTTCATACGATCTTAGATGATAGGGTAGAACGCAATAGTCACTTTTTTCATTGAATAGATGATCAGTTAATACTACAAAAACTGCAGTCATTCCCAAAGAAATTAATAAATCTCTAGTTCCCATCCAGATAATTGAAAAAATTAGTATTTGTCTGGCAATTGTCCCTTCAAGATACGCCAATTGCGATTTGCTTAATTTAATAGTAATATACTTTGAACCTATATTTAACATTATCATTACTAGACCAGCAAAAAACTTACTATTATTTATACTATGCATCATTTTGTTAAAACTTAATTTAGTAATCATTACTATATTAAGAGAAATAATTTTAAAACAAACGTCTTCGTAGCCGTTGAGCGAAGAGTTGTAGCCGCTTAATGTATGGTCGTCTCCACCGCCGCAACCTTCTCTGTAGTCTATTTTTTCTTCTACGGAAAGGAGCAAAGGACTCCTTTTGACTATAACCTACAGATAAACAAAATACTATTACTCCAAGACAAAGTATATAACCTAACCAAATATTAAACCCTTTTAGAAAACAATCAGTACAATATTCTACAGATTTTGGCATATTATATTAACCACGTAAAAAAATTAGATAAATCCCTGAAAAGCTTCCCTATTACCAGTAAATCCGTTCTGGAACTTCATACCTTCAATAGTTGCGCGATTTGAATTCATATTATTAATGCCTTCATGAAGCCTTACATCAAAGGTTTCAACATCTTTACTCGCGACATCTACTTCAAGACTAGGTGCAGCATTTGAAGCTCCCGCTGCTGGATAAACTTCAACCATGCATTCACCGTTTGCTCCGCATTTCGTGCGTGCTACTCCACATGATGGGCCATTAGGGCCTTCCTTATCTTTACAATTTATCGGCTTTGAATCTCTTTTTGGGGTACAAGTTGGATTATCTCCTTCATTACTATTCGCTAGTCCTTCAATAGAGGTATGCATTAACAACATCATTATCAATGCTGCCAAAAGACCAGAAGTTATACCCCTTGCCTTTGCAATACATGCTACCATCATAATTAATATAACTTTTCCTAAAATACTATTTGCAAACTCCGTAAGAGCCGTTGGTTTGTCATATACAAGTACGAGCAAAATTGCCCCCAATGCTAGTTCTGTGATACCTTTCATTTATATAAATAGAGGGATATTTTTTATGAAAGTATTAGGAAAATAATCTCTCTTTTCTTTATAAGTAATGTCTTTAGCATATTCACTTTTTGAATCTGGAAAAAATGAAAAGACGGATACTTCCTTTTGTGAAAAAAGAACCAACAAGAGGAAGACATATAAAAAACGTAGGAAAGAAAGCCCAAAGGTAACCAATTTCCTAAATTCGCTACCAACAAAGGAAGGGTTCCAAGAAATTTCTCAAAGCGGAGCAAATCTCTCTGGCGATGAAAATCCCCAGATGGCTGCCGCATCACATGAGGAATTTAGCATTGGCGAAGATTACCAAAGTGAGGGCTTGTTAAAAGAAGGTTTGGAACAGACCAAAAACTATCATGCTAACCAAGAAAATCAACAACAGTATTACAACCAGTATGTACCATCCTATACCGGAACGACGCAAAACATTCCTTACTACTCGCAACTATTAGATAGTAGTAATTTACAAAGTGGATCTCAGGATGAATTAATGAAAAAGTTAAATTACGTGGTACATATGTTAGAAGAACAACATGATGAAAAAACGGGCAGTGTTACAGAAGAATTGGTATTATATATGTTTTTAGGAGTTTTTGTCATCTTCGTGGTAGATAGTTTCTCCCGTTCAGGGAAATACAAAAGATAATTATTGAATAATAAATACATTTGGAGAGAAAAATGGCCTATATGCAAAGTTATAAAAATAATATCCTTGAGATAATATCCATTTAGGAATACTTATCTTAAGAATCTTCTTAATAAGATGATAATTATGAGATATATTTTCAATTTTAATATATGAAAAATTAAATTTTTTCTTCAATAACACAATACTATTTGTAAAGGAACTTTTGAAATATTTTTCATAACCTCTTCTACAATAAGAACCTATACATTCCAATACCAGATTATCATCTATATATATCTGGGGATTTTTGAACAGTGTTACACAGACAACAGTTTGATTATCAAGTATTACTGTGGGTATAATATATCCATTACTAATATTATCTACTAAATGAACTGTTTTTGGTTTTATCACACAATCAAAATTCATTCTCACTTCTCTTAAGAAATGTATTAATAATTCACAATTGTATGCTTGTATAATATGAGTTGAAATACTACTAGGTAACTGAAGATTCACTCTTTCATATGGTTTTGAATCCACAATATACGTTTTAAATAATGTAATAGGGGTATTAATTCCACATGACCCTGTTCGTTTAAATACGAATACTGGTTGATTTCCTAGGGCGCGCGTGCTTTGATAATGAGTATAAAGTAGTTTGGCCGCCGCTCCCTTTTTACGGTATTTGGGATGTACGCAAAGAAAATCAAAATAAGAGACGGTAAGTGTTTGGTTCCTTATATTGCATTCTAGTGGGCGGCTTGTAAGACATGCGATGATATTCTTTTTATAGGAGCTATATCGGAGAGATATATATGAATTACCTTTCAATAAAGTTATAATACTACCTTTACTTGGATTATATGCTATTTTTTTCAAATATTCATAGTGCATTTTCAGAAAACTAAATATTAGTGCCTTTTTTTCGGTAGAAATATTATGGGGTCGCATTACATCTATTAAAGGATCAAAGAATTTAGTCTTTTCAGGAACATTATGTTGAATGATTCCCGGAGGTACCAACCAATACCAAAGATTATAGGTGTGAAATACAGGTTGTGATGCCCAAAATCTATACCGAAGCTTTATGATAATGAAAAGTAAAATTATAGATGTTATAATGCTATAAAAAAACTGCCGTAACATAATATTTAAATGGATACTTATATTTGAAATATAACACAAATATATTCTTCGGCGATAGGGCAAAGTATATAACTATACGGGCGTTGATATTTTGTATTGGGTGTTATCGCTTATCATGAGTTATGTTACATACACATTTATAAAACATATAAAAATTAATATACAATTATCTTTTATTGTTATAGCAATGAAAGATATCATAGCGGGAGCATCAGTAGGATTAAGTCAAGTAGGAGTTGGTCATCCTTTTGACACTGCAAAAGTATTAATACAAAATAAAAGGCCATGGATAGGGCTTCCAATATCCAGTTATTATAGGGGTTGGAAATTTCCATTGGTTGCTGCAATGTTGTTTAATTGTACAGTATTTCCGATGTATGAACGAACTATTGAGTATACAAACAACAGTTTTGCGTCAGGTTTTATATCAGGAACAATCGTGACACCATTAGTCTATTTATTTGATATAGGGAAAATAAAATTACAGACATCTCAAAAGTTAAGACTGAATCATTTTTGGACTACACCTGGAAAGTTAGCAACTTTAAATAGAGAAACCATTGCAATGAGTATATATTTCGGTACTTATTTCAATCTAAAAAATAAAAATTATAACCCTTTACTAGCAGGGGCCTTAGCTGGATTATCTAACTGGACTGTAACTTATCCATTAGATGTTATTAAAAATAGACAACTGGCACAAAATATCTCTATGATAGATGCTATAAAACAAAAGAATCTATGGAAAGGTTTCTCATTATGCGCAACTCGCGCTTGTATTGTAAATGCAGTTAATTTTTGGGTTTATGAAACAGTTAAAAAATATCTTGATTAATCTGGTTTGTAAAATATATAAATGTATTGATTACCATAGTTGACAGGTAAAAGGTCAATTTTTCCTTCAAGTACAAATCCAACATCCTGGGCTAGCTGTATAATTTTCTGTTGTGATGGCATATACAGATGATGAATGTTTTTTCTGACCTTTCCATTAGGATCTGTAAAAACTTCATCAAATGTTGCAAAGTCCTTGTCTAAATTAAATTTTGATTTATATTTAAAATTATTGAATCTGACATATGATGTGGCGTCGCCTATTTTTACCTTATTTGCATCTGATAGCAATAAGGGATATTTATTATTAGTTAATAGCGGATCAATAGAATCTCTATCTACTAAGTGTAATGTAAGATACCCTCCAGGTTGGAGCCATTCGTAACAATTTCTGAAGAACAAGAATTTATTGTTGATGTCATAAATAGTAAAATATAAACAAGTGATGTGTGTGAAAGTATGGGCCGGATATAACATCACTTCAGTCGCGTTTCCAACAGAAAAATCAAGATTTGGATATTTTTCTCTAGCTATGGCCACCATAGGAGGCGATATATCAAGACCAATAGCATTAAATCCTTTGGATACAAAGGAAGCTACGTGATCACCTGTACCAGAACCTATATCCAATATCAAACTTTGATTAGTTGGACGAGTTGCCTGAATAATTTTTCCAATTTCATATTCATTCTTTACCTTATCAAATATAAGATCATCATAAACACTGGCATAGAAAGGATCATAAATATCAGTGCCCTGTTTTATTAGAAATTTTTGTTGTTGTATAAATCCCTCCCTTGTAACGGGGGTTTTGTATATCAAATAATATGCAATAATAATAGTCAATAATATAACAAGTTTACACCATCGCGATGAATTATATAATGTTTTGATGAAACCTTTTGCCATTTATATGTATTATTATGATATTTTTTATATTAAAAGTATTTAATGGGGGATTTTGAAATAAATGATATAAGAGGGATCAAAGATTTTAAAGGTATTACTTTTTCAAACTATAAGAAATCCGAAATTAAAAAACAATTACTAAAGGCGCTTGTTAATGCAAGTATAGAACCCGCGTGCCATTGGAGTATAGAATATATTTGCGCAGGCCATTTTCTTGAGTTATGGGATATTATATTAACATTTGCAAGTAAATATATTCACTTGGGGAATCCCAGATTACCGCTATATCTAGAGTTGCGATTTACGAACTTTAAAGATATTATACAGAATGGATATGTAGGAAATGAATTAAAATTAAGAAATAATCCTAAAATTCGTATTTTATTTGCAGAAATTATATGTATTCTATGTTTGTCCCCAAAAAAACATAATCTAACACAGATTAAGATTGATAAAAATTGCTTTATAATGTCAAATATGACTGAAAAGCTAAAGGCTGATAATGTGTATTATGCCAAATCAGTTTTTAAAAAGGATGACCCTAAAGAGTTATTCATTGCACTAAATGAATTTGCATATCATGTTAAAAAAACACATAGTTCACGCGAGGCTTGTTCCTGGTTAGAATGGATCTTGGAATTTGAAACTATCTGTAAAAAAGATAAAAAACATGATTTAGTAGCCGCGAATCGTTATTTTGCACCAGTGGACTCAAAATTTTCAACTGATATGATTTGGATTATATGGGAAATTCTTCTTGATACTGCCAAAAAAGATGATACTATTGTGAAAATAACAACTGCATTAATAAATCTTTTTTCAATTAGATATAAAACAGGGTGTAAACGAAAGAGACGTTTTATAATTTATACAGCAATTTCATTAGTCACAGAGACGGTTAATATTCATATACCTATATATAGCGAAGAAGCCAAAATTAAAACAGTCAAAGATAAAATCCATTTACTCTATAAGGAAATAAAGAGAAATGAGAAGAAACCGGCCACAGATTATCTTTTTAACAATAGTTTCACAGGTAAAAATAATAATCTAGAAAAAACTATAGCAAAATTAGAGAAAATGAATAGTATGAATACTATAATTAAATATAAATAATTAGCTGAAAACCAACTTAAACCAATTAAGATAATATGATTATAATGAGTGAAACAAATGTTAATATGTCTGTAACTGACAAAGAGTCTAATTGTGATAAGACCAAATGTGATAATATGGTAGATGGGAACTGTAGTAAAGAGGGATGCGATCCATCTCAATGTGAAAATAATGTATGCGAAGACACAACAGAGAATGCGAATAATAGTTCTGAACTTCCTACGGGCATGAAGATGCAAATGAATCTTGTTGAAATTGATATTGTGGACACTAACACTGCTTTAAATGTACTAGTTGGATTTTTAGGCGTAGCTCAAAAGAGGGGCGCTTTTGCCATTAATGAATCTGCCAAGATTTTTGAGTGCATCAACCAATTTACTGAGCAATAGTATTATCTTAACTATATATATCTAAGATAATGGTGCGGCGTAAAACGAAACGTAAAAGAAGATATGGTAAAAGAAGAAAACAAAGACAACGTACAAAAAAATATAAAAGGAAAAGACGAACTAATAAAAGAAGACGGAAGAAAATGTATAGTACAAGAAGATATACAAGAAAACGAGGCGGTAATAGAGATATTTACGATGCGAAGTGGGCGGAAACAAACGATGTTACACAATTAAGAACTCTTCTAAGTAGTAAGAATATACCTATTGCCGAATGGACTGGTAATGGCCGAGCCAAAACGGTTGAACAATTATACAAGGAAATCAAAAATGGTGAGAGCATATTGAAAGAAATAAAAGGAAAGTTACAAAGACAAACGGAGTCGGTTGCCGTACAAATATTTAGCGGTGAAAATAAGGAGTATGTGCTTATGGAGATCGCACAATATAAACCGCCAACGGGAGAAAAGCCAACACTCCCATGGGTACCCACGCCTAGTGCAGATACCGAGGATGAAAATATCAAAAATTTGGAAAAAGTTAGATATAAAGTAGGTATGCTAGAGAAAATAGAGAACAAAGATAAACAATGTGAAAGCCGCCTATTATATGGTTGTACTCCTCTAGATATAAGAAATAGTGCCGTATTAAGAGGAATTCGCGAAGAACTTGGAGAGAAATATAGCCGAAATTTCATTCATTTTAAAGGATTTGGTAAACGCGACCTTGAAAAAAATCCCATTACTGACTTAGTAGCTCGCGCTACCTATCCTGGTCTAACGACCGCGTATAAATTTTATACCGATTATGGATATATTCCACAACTAACTATAGACTATCCACCATCTAATGGCGCTTTCCTGCTACCGGAATATAATACGGATAAAACAATAAAAAGGATGGTAAAATGGGCATGGGTAAAACTGACTAATAACGAAGTACGCGAATTAGAGAAAAACCCAAATTGGATATTGAAAAAGGCACAAACCAGTCCCAGTTTCGTTGGATTAACATGGAAAGAAGAATGATGATATAATATTTATTAAATATCATATTATCTAACTATACCACTGGATAGGATGGTTGTGTTGCAATTCCACAATTATTATTTCTATTCCTGGCCATATAAATATAACCATCTTGTCCCCAAGTTTCACCCCAACTGTTTTTTACAATCCAGTAATCAGTCCCATTGCTTGTCGTATTATAACCAACTACCAATACGCCATGATCCAGTTGGGATGATGAACAATCGGGTTCATAATAAACACCATTTTTGTAGAACTGGAATGAAGGATGAGACGCATCAATTCCCACAGCAATAGGCCCAATGTGCGAGACTGCTTCTTTCAACCCTGTTTCGCCTCCTGTAACATCTTTATATCCAGAAAAAGTTGCTTTGATTTTATTTTTATTGAATGTACAAGGATCGTTTTCAGGATCATAAGGATATTCCTTCTCACTTTCAATTCCACCCTGTTCAATAACATATTGAAATGCTCCATCCATTAAGCCGCCATTGCATCCTTGATCTGTGCCGTTAACATCACAATCTACAATTTGTGACTCACTGAGTGATACTAGATTTCCCGTTTTTCGCGCATGAGCTCCTTCCATGGAACCAACAGCAGAGAAGGCCCAACATGAACCACATTGTTGTTGATTTTTAACACCAGTTACAATGTGTTTGTTGCGCCAATCAACCGCTTTTGGTACGCCTAATAGTGGTCTTTTTTCTAAAGGTATCTCAAAGATGAATTTTTTCATATGCTTATTATGGCCTCTCCGCATTGCCCAATCTTGACGAATATCACCAAATGCATTAACCTCTAATTTAAAATCTTCATGATTCCTATTATGCTCATTTACATATTTTGTATTTTCTCTCCAATTCAAAAATTCTTGAGTGATGTTGGCGCCATCAGAATAAACTTTATTATATTTATTTGTCCAGTTTTTGAAGGAATTAAAATCCTGTCCGAACACAAGTAAATGAACCAAAAGTATGTACAATAGTGGATGCATTATGACTTTCTATACGGGAAAATCTTTAGATTGGTTTAAGAAATACTTAAGATTTTTCCTTAACGGAAATAATAATATTTTTGTTTCGTTCAGTAAGTTCTATTGATCTTTGCGTTTCGTTAATTTCTTTTAGCTGTACGATATTTGCTATACTCATTCTCTCCCGTTCTTCAAACTTATGGTTTTCTGTTACAATTTCTCTTTTAATTATTTTTAACATACCGCGTCCTATTGTATTATTTATTATTTGGAAAATTTTTATAATACCGCCCGTAATTCCTATAACCTGTAATGGATCATCATGATTCTCTGTTTTATATAACCAATAATCGGATAGGGCCGCTACAAGTATGCTATTCGTAAATATTAAAACCCATAATAGAATACATTGGAATTTCTCTTTAATGGACTGATTGATATTATAGTTTGGTAATTTTCCTTCATCAATAAATAAATCTTCATAATAAAGAGGTTTTGACGCTGTCATATACACCAAAAATGGAAAATTCCAAAACATGATAAACCCAGCAGAACCGGAAACAATAGGAAAGTATATATAATTGAATATTCCAGCAAATTGAGGTGCGAGTGTAATAGGGAATAGAAAGACAAGTGGGATGAAAAATCTTTTTACACCGGTATTCAAACAATTGATCATGCAGTTGTGACAACTTCCCAAATTTCTTGTTAATTCATTAGTTTCATATTGTTTACACATACTATTATTCAATATCTAATTTTAAATAGTTTGAATAATATTACTCAGAAATTCGTCTTTTATCCGTTAGATAATATACTAATAATTGATACCCTTTCGTAAAATTAAAATAGGTTTCATATTGTTCTGCAAAGCGCCATTTTGAGTTCAAATTTAATTTTGATTTCCATTTGAATGACTGCATCCTACTAAAGCTTTCTCCATCAAATCCATAATCTTTCCCATTGCAAGTTATATACGCTGAAAAATGAATCTTTGAGGTATTCCTTAAAACTGCAGAATCTAATGTATATGTGAAAGAATAAAGGCCATCAGATTCACGTCTTTTTATAACAAATTTCTTTGGTTTATGAAATGTTTTGGACGCATTATCATAAATTTCTAAATATATTACTTTAGCAAAGGCTTCCTTATCGTATTTTTTAAATTCATTCTGTATATCTGATAATATTTTTACCGACGGATTGCTAATAGAAATAGTTATCCAATGCATTAAATCCCCTCCCAATGTTTGATACAAGCCTTTATAAAATGTAAGTGGATTTGATGCGGAGTCTACAGGTGCTATTATTGTTTCATTTTCAGCTCTATTAATTCTTCTTCCAATAGCCGAATATATATTTTTGATAATATAATTGGTATCCATTAGATCGGCGAAATTTGTATCATCATACGAACTTCGTAAACTAGCATTAATATATTTATTCAGGGCAAAAAGAGGCTTGCGTAATTTTTTCGCAATAACACGACCGTCGGCTAGCTTCCCAGTTATCATCGCTTCGCGTAGCCACCGATTAAATTTTCTCCCCATATCGCTAATAAAAAATGTCATAAAGAAGGCGTTAAACCAGCAGTTTGATTGAGCCTGTTTTGGTGCGGTTACCGTAGAACAGGTTATTGGTTTCTTTGAACGCAGATTACCGAGCATTATTTTTTGAGCCGCTTTACTATTCCACCCTAAACACCTTTTTTTCCCATTTTTAAGAGTAACATTGACTAATTCGCTACTACAATCTGCACCTTTGACACCCACTGGAGATTTTGTTTTTAATGAGACAAGCATCTTATTAATTGAAGGAGAATATAAACCGAAATTAGCTATGTTTGCACGTAGTGATTTATTTGTAGATGGAGTATTATCAGGAATAATATCTTTTGTCTCTTCTTTTGTTTTACGCATTGTTTTAAATTCGCACTCACCCGTTTTAGGATTCCTTCTCATACCATTGGGACAACGTTTTCTTTTCTTTTTAACCTTTACTACTACCCTTCTTTTCATTGTTTTAGGTAATCGTATGACCTTTCTTTTTACAGTCTTTGACACACATTTCCCAGTTTTTGGATTTTTTCTTTGGCCATTAGGACATCGGGTTCTTCTTTTCTTCTTTATTTGTTTGGTACCCTTAGGCATACATCCAATGCCCTTGACCTTTCTAAAACCATTCGGGCACCGTGTCCTTTTTTTACGTGTATGTGACATTTATATATATTATCTAAATAATTTAATATTGGTATTTTGTATATGGACGACGCAATTACAGGTTCTCCTAACTCATTAAGCAGTACATCAAATAGCATTTCAAATAGCGTACTGCGACCAGTCAGCACGTACACACAACCAGCACCGTCTGTTAGTAAACCATTATCGGCCCCGAAATTATCCACACCAAAAACATCATCATCTGATGGCACAAATACAACGTATATTGTTACTGTTATCTTGGTTGTGATATTATTGGCCGTATTGGGGATCAATCTGTTTTCTTATTTAGCCGAAGGCACTGATTATCTAGGGTGGATTGTTCAAAAAATTACAGGAAAACTACCAGATAAAGCTAAAGATTTAGTGGACACAACAGTAACAGGATTAGATTTGGGCGTTGATGTAGCCGCCGGAGCTGTAAAAGATGCTGGGAGCGTTTTATCTCGGGAATTAGATTTAAAAAGGAGAGATTTATGGGATGCTCGTGACGCCGGTATTAAGAAAGGTATAGCCAGTAGGCATATTTCAGGAATTAATAAATATCCCGAGCACGAACCAGGATATACTGAAAGTAAAGAAGATGATGATATCCAAGAGAGACATAAACCCGGATACTGTTATATTGGAACAGATAGAGGTTATCGTTCTTGCATTAAAGTAAATTCTCGTGATCAATGTGAATCAAAAAAGATTTTTCCAACTATGGATATTTGTATTAATCCCTCTCTTCGTCAATAATTCTATTTTCTATAAATAAAATTATTCAGCTAATTAGAATCTGTCGGCCACGTCGGTGCACCCTGATATGGAGCATTTGAGTTCTCAAAATACCACTGTAGAGCAAAGTATGGCGGTAGAGCCCATTTCTTTTCCATAGTGGAGAGATCCGGACCATCTCTAACAATTTGCATTATTTCAGTCCCACTTAGAGCATAATCATGATACCATAAATCTGATAGATTTCCTGAAAAGCCTCCATTCATATTAATAAAGACATCACCGTAGTTTTGTTTTGGTACGCTATTAAAGACGTGTCGCAATGCCACTTCACCATTGATAAATACATCCATAATTCTTCCCTTCTGGCGAATAGCAACGTTTATCCATTTATGTAATGGTATGTCATTCACTTCAACTTCCTCAACGATGTTCTTGAAAGTATTCATTACAATGATAAAGGTATTGCGGGTTGGATGAATATAAAGACCCGGGCCGTTGTTCGGGAACGCCATGGCCTCAGAATTGAGACTTTTTGATCCTTTATGGAAAATATGTCTTCGCATACCGTTCTTATACACAAGATCATCAATGTACAGCCACACGGTCCAAGTAAACTCTAGGCCCGCCCGTTGATTTACAGATCTCATTACTGGGATGGAGTGATCATTTTTCGGATCCTGTGGAATTATAAGCATTTTCTTAGCGTTTTTCATTCCTCTTGTTAAATGTGGACTGGATGTTGGGGTAAACATCCAGGTTAATATACTAACACATGCTCTTAAAACAAGGATAAAAACAATTACTACTAAAATAAGAAATACCACCTTTGCCCACAAACTGTTACTGGTGAACAGATCGCTTGTAGCTCGTCCTACTGAACTATTAGATGCATTTGTTCGTTGTTCGCTAAACCAGTTTTTCCAACTTTGTGTTGTACTCATATCTATATATTATAGTATATATTTTTAGATTTCAAAACTGTTCACTTCGTGATTATTCTTCATAAAAGCGATCTTAATTCTGTATTTATTAATGAGGTTCGTCAACCAGTTGCTTCCGCCCGGTCCTTCTCTGTAAATAGCATAAGCTTCCCGTGGGTTTACAGCACGAGCAAAATATTGGAAGTTAGAAATAAAACCTTCAAAACCTGCGGCGCCCCCGTTCGGGCCGTGACCACATACAACTAAAGGTGCTCCGCTTTCCTGAACTGGAACTCCGGGAAGTACACAAGTTCTGACTAATTTTCCATCTAAATATAAGTCAAGTGATCTGTTGTTTAATGTCATGATAACATTAGCCCATGCCTGTAGGGGAACATTATCTAAAGTACAGGTGTGTACGCCAGTTTGTTGAGTCCCCGACGAATCGGAACTACCAGATGCGCCATGACCTGGCCATGTTCCTAAAGAAACTTCTACATTATTCATATTTGCGCCTAAACTTACAACCGGAGCTGGCAATTTATCATCCCGCCCATATCTGGCGAATATATCTTTTTTCTCACCAACTCGGTAGTTCCAGTTGTTGATGTATAACCAGATGGAGTAGGTATAGTCTGATGTTCCGCCTTTTGGTAGATGCGAGGAAGCAATGATGTGTTGCTTATTAGCGTGATGCATCCCCATAAGGTAAGTTCGTGTCCCATCGCCGAAGAACCAGAGGTACAACAAGTAAATTACGAGTACAATCACGATACCAGTTATAATCTGTTTCGTATCCATAGTATAATATAGAACAAGAAATTTTTTACTAAACAATTGGAGGATTTCGAGATTTTAGACTTTTATAAAATAGTTTAATCTTTGATAAAGAGAGAGGATCTGCAAAATACGTAACATTACAGACTCCCCCACTCACTCCTTTATCTGACCCAACAGTTATAGCATCATAATTCATGAAAGGTACGATACTACTTGTTGAAGAAACTAATTTTGTATTTATAAATATATCTAAAGTTCCTCCAGTATAATTAATTACCACATTGTTCCATTTTTGAAGTGGAAAATCTTCAGTTTCGTATATTATCCGTTGTTTATCAAGACTATCATCCATTGTAACGCGTAAAGTATTCTTTTCAACATTAAATAAAATATTTGGTTTATTAGAATAATTTAATATGCTTGTAAATTTTGTATTTGCTTTACGGTTACTAGGAGGCTGTTCATGTATAAAAAACCATGCTGAAACAGCATAATTATAATTAAAAGAACCAACTGCGTTACCGATGTCTTTGTACTGACTGATTGTTGTCTTTTTATCCGTATATACAGGATTATCAAGAAGAACTTTCGTCTTAAGTATGTTATCTTTGTCTTTTTTCGTTTTATCATCGTCAAAACGGGCCGCGCTCATCATTTTAATCTGATTCCTTAATGATATGATTAAAGGGCCATTTGTTTGAACATAGGTAATAGCCGCCTCTAAAGATAATGGTTCTTTAAATATCCTTTTCTGCAAATTATTCAGAAATCCAGATTTGGCCTCATGAGCAGATTGATAGCCTCGTTCTAATAAATATTTCCTTAATACTGCCTCCATATTTGGTTTGTATAATCCCTTTGATAACACCTTTTGCCAATCAATAGACATCCCTTCAACTAACCCTTCTAGTTCTTTATCCTTGGCTATCATAGCTTTATCGGCTGCTTCACTATTCTGGGACTCCAACAAATCATCATGCTTTGTAACTGAATGAGTATATAAGAACCTTGGCACTAAGGGTAAAATAAAGTATAATGTTATTATTACCACTTCAATCAAGAATATAATTGCTAAACCCTTAGGATTTTTTAGACCACACCACTCACATAGTGTGCATATCATATCTTTCAATAGCCAGGGGAGATTCATTATAAGTCTGAAAATACGTGTTAAAAGAGTAGGCTTTGCCTTTTTTTCTTCATATCTTATAACATATTTTTTACCGCTGCGACCATCATCTAGGGTAACTAAAGACCGTTGCCAATTTTCGCTTATATACTTTGCAATATTTTCACTTTGTTCCTTATTTTGTTCTTCTTGCATTGTCACCTGTTCCTTTGTTTCACCTTTGTAGACTTCTGTAGTAGAGTTGACTCTATGCAAAATTTTTTCATTTAATTTTGATATTAGATCAATATCCGGCAATGACTCTTTTTTGTCAATAATATTATTAATTTCATCTTGGGTTAGCATTGGATTATCGCCTCTGGTGCTGATGGGTATATCTATAAAAGCAGTAGCTCCACCTTTTTGTCCTCCTGGTTTGGATTTAAATATTTTCATCAAATCTCCAACGCTTATTGAGTCGTATAGTCGTTTCTCTTTCTCTATTGTCTCTAATTCTGTAAGGTCAGCGCCCTTATCATAAATCGTTGCCTCTTGGTCATCATACCATTTATTAATGACAGAACTTTTATTTTTAATAAAATTCTCAACCTGTTTATCTTTCCACTGTATACCTTTCATTGATCGTTCTTCGGCAAACAGTTTTTTGCGCCTTTTCTGATTTTCTATTTTTAGTTTTTTAGCCCTATCTACCAATTCCTTCCAATCAGTTCTACCTTTATATAGTCTACCAACTGTTTTTTCATATTTTTTAATTTCGGCAGTATCTAATTGTGCAGAACTCCCTAACCCCTTGGGTGCGTCCTTTATTATCTCCTCTAACGTATCACTCTGCTGTTTAATGGTTGCCATGTCCTCCTTAAAATTAGCCTTCTTCTCTTCTAAGGATTTTTCTGCTACTTTTTTTATCATGTTATATAATTTTTGTTCGCTAGCCTTCTTCTCCTCTTGTATTTTTTTCTTGGATAGACCTGTATCTCCCTCTGCTGTAAATAAGTTCTTATGTTTATTTATCCAATCTTTATCCGTATCCCCAGTTCCTTCAAATTCCTTGGAAATAAAATATAAAAGTAAACCTCCTGCAATTAATCCAACTATAATTGAGACACCAGAAGATAACAATGGCACATATTTCATTAAAAATAAGATTAGCATGGGAACAGATAATGTAGCTAGAACTAATAAGATTGATTTATAGTAACCCATAGATGCAGTCCACATCCATTTTAATTTATCGAAAAAAGATTCTTTATCGGCCCTCCCACGTAGTGCTTTTTCTTTTGCAATCTTCTTATTTAACTCCGCTATTTTAGGTTGCATCTCTTTCATTTCCTTATTCTTCGCCATAATAAATGTTTGAGTATCATCCTCTACACTTTTAACCTGTGCTTTCTGCTCGGTATCCAATGGTTTATTCCAAGCGAGATCTCCTCGTATTTGCAATACTGTGTGTCTCTTTTCTCTTTTTTTGTTATTGATCTCCTGCAAAATATTATTAACTTTATTCTTGGCCTCTGTTAACTCTTCGTAATACTTATTAAGATTCCCCCTTGCCATATTTCCACGTTGTTCATGTTTTTCTAGACCAGATGGTTTTCCTACCTCCGCTACAGTTTTACCATTTTGTGTTGTTATATTTGCGAACAGTGTAAACACATTAATTACAAGAACAATTCCTAAGGTTATTAGTATTGTGTTAGTATACCCTGACCACTTTTTTAAGGTAAAATGTTTTTTATATAGGGATGTAAAATAGAATGAGAATGTTAAATATAAAACTAGGACCAACACCATTAATGTTCTGAAAGGATTATTAAAAAGCCATATCGCGATGTTACTAAATATGCCAAATACATAGAAAAGAGGTCCGGATATGTAACCCCATAAACTTCCAAAAACATTCAGTGCATCTGCTCCCTCCTCCTCCATTTTAGTTTTTAATAAATCTTTTATATGTTCACTTTTATCCTTTTTAATCTCATCTGGAGTGGGATATATAAAACTATATAATTTGGCCATCGAGTAGATGCCAGCAATGGTGAGGGGAATATAAATAATAAACTTCAACATTAGATTTCTAACCCTCATATTCGGAGTCTCTGCATCGTCGTCGGTTTTCATCATTGATAAGAATTTTGATAAATGTTTCCATACTTCATTTTGTTTGGTCATTATTATATTATATTAAAATCATATTATAAATTCGACTGCATAGTTTTTGTTTTATGACAATCTACACACAATGCAACTAAATTATTAACATGATTAGTTCCTCCATATTGTAAATCTATTTTGTGATCAATTTCAAACGTAGCCTTTAGTTGTTCTTTACAATGGGCACAACACCAATTTTGTTGTGCAGCTACATATTTTTTCTTAGTTTCGCTGACCGATCTTTTTGAAGAATTACCGCCTGAATTTAACATGCGTTTATATTGAGGTGTTATCTCTTCTCCCATAGAATTTATTTTTTCATGTGTTCCAGCAAAATCAAAGATTGGGCTAAGCATATCTGATGTATTTTTATCAATAGGCATATATTTTATAATATTGTTGGCGTGACTAAACATACTTTTTGACCCTTGGGGGTTTTTCTTTATAAAAAGCACTAATGAAAGGCCAACAAAACCGTATAATGCCATTTGCATATATTTTTTATTGATATGAAACATCTTTGTATATTTACCATCATGATATGTATTAAATACTAAAAATACAGTAATTCCAAGAACAAGTAGGTCAGCTCTCATATATGATAATTGGACATTAAATTATATTAGGATTTCAACATATATAACACAGTCAAAATCAAAAAACCTGTAACACCAATTAGTACATATTGTTTTCGTCTTTTAAAATTTTCCTTTTCAACAAGCTCTTTCGGTTTATATGCATCATAATATTTTTCTAAACTATCATAAAAATCCATTTGTTCCCATTCCATACTGATATTTATTTTATTAATTATAAAGTGTATCCATCGCATAAAGGATTCTCGCGACGATAAATAAGGGGTTACCGGAAATTCATCTAATAATTTGGAAAATTCCGCTCCGAGAGGTTTTTGTGGTAGAAACAAAGGTATATTATGTATCGTATCATAATATTTCTTTTTTGTAACATCGTTCGGATGTTGTGGATACATTAAAGACATTGTTTGTAACGTGAATTGGAATTGCGGCATCCAAATATCAGGATTTAGAGGCATTTATATAACAAATAGACATAAAAAGTAACCATAATAAACATATAACACAATGCATCGTCAAAAGACCTATCATTTTTGCAATAATTGCGGGAAACAAGGCCATATGTTTAATAGCTGTAAACTACCAATTATAAGTTTGGGAATCATCGCTTTTAGAAAAGTAGATAATAATATACAATATCTAATGATTTGTAGAAAGGATAGTTTGGGATTTATAGAGTTTCTTAGGGGAAAATATCCCTTGTACAATAAGAATTATATATTAAATTTAATAAATGAAATGACCAGTGAAGAGAAAAAAATGTTACTAGAAAAAGATTTTGCATATTTATGGAAACATCTTTGGGGAGAATTCATTGGGGTACAATATCGCAATGAAGAACGACATGCTAAGGAGAAATTCACGCAAATCAAGAGAGGTATTCAAATGTTTGATGAAGGTAATTATGATTTAGCGTCACTTATAGCTGATAGCAATACAAACTGGAAGACGCCAGAATGGGGATTTCCAAAGGGAAGGAGGAATTACCAGGAGACGGATATTAAATGTGCATTCAGAGAATTTCACGAAGAAACAGGTTATGAGAAGGAGTCCCTGGACCTCGTTACGAATGTAGCACCTTTTGAAGAAATTTTCATGGGATCTAATTATAAAACATATAAGCATAAATACTATATAGCTGTTTTTAAAGGACAGAATCAGAATAGTGGATTTCAAAAAAGTGAGGTAAGCGATATGAAATGGGTTACCTACGAAGAAGCCCACGAACTAATAAGACCATATAACACGGAAAAAATAAGTATGTTATCCGATATTAATAAAACTTTACAACAATATAGATTAATCTCATAATATATTAACTAATATGAAAAAAGTAAAAGGTAGAAGAAAAGCAAAAGTCGTTATATCGCAGTCCTGCGATAGTTTAAAAGAGGAGTTTAAAGATGCCCAACATATGGATATTGAAAATCCGAAAATACAAAGTCTGTCTCGTTGTATGAGTAAAGCTGATAGAGATTCTATTGTAACACAGGAAAATAAATATGATTATTTGTATCCTATTCTGGAAGATCCTAATTTCAATGAGAAGATAGCAAGAAAAAAAGAATTTTATGATAGTCGTTATGAAGAAAAAAGTCAAAAGGATTTTGATAATATTAAGGAGGTTGCTCAAACTCTTTGCGATAATACTGAGTTTGAATTAGCACCGCATCAGATGTTTGTTAGGAATTTTATGTCTTTTCAAACTCCTTATAATGGCCTATTGTTATTTCATGGTGTAGGTACTGGAAAGACATGTTCGGCTATTTCTGTGTGCGAGGAGATGAGAACATATCTAAACCAATTGGGAATCACAAAACGTATTATTATTGTTGCATCCCCAGCTGTACAGGAAAACTTCAAACTACAATTATTTGATGAACGCAAATTAAAAGAAGTAAATGGCTTATGGAATATTAAAGCATGTACAGGAAATAAGTTTTTGAAAGAGATTAATCCTATGAATATGAAAGGTTTAGATAGAAGTCGGGTTGTTCGTCAGATTAAGCGTATTATCTCTCAATCATATCATTTCCAAGGATACATTGAATTCTCAAATTACATAACGCGTGTTATGAATAAAACAATACTAAGTAGCGATTCTCCTGATGTAATCCAGGGTAAACAACAGAGAGCTTTAAAAAAGGAGTTTTCAAACCGAATGTTGGTAATAGATGAGGTTCATAATTTAAGGATTACTGATGACGGGTCAATAAAACCAAGTTCTGAAAATATTCTACGACTCGTTTCAAACACAGATAACCTTAAAATATTGATATTGTCTGCCACTCCTATGTTTAATAGCTATTCGGAGATCATATGGTTACTTAACTTGTTAAATTTAAATGATAAAAGGTATCCGATTAAGGATAAGGAAGTCTTTGATAAAAAAGGTAATTTTAAGCAAAATGATGATGGAGAGGAAATTGGGAAAGAATTATTAATTCAGAAAATGTTAGGATATATTTCGTATGTCAGAGGAAATAATCCATTTACATTCCCTTATAGTGTATACCCTTTAGAAGCAGGGTCTCCAAACTCCTCGGTAGGAATGTTACAGACTGGTACATGGCAATACCCTTCCAAACAGGTAAATGGGGCGGCTATTGTAGCACCAATTAATATACTAGATTTAACAATCACAGATATTGGTCCCTTTCAATTAATTGGATATAATTTTGTTATAAATGCATTAAAAAAGAAATATAAAACATTGAGTGATCCGAAAAAGGGACTTTCTTATACAGTTTTAGAACCTCCGTTACAGGCCTTAAATATGATTTATCCGCATACAGATCTGGATGAATCAGGTGATGCTGACCTATATACTTATTTATACGGAAAGCGAGGTTTAGCTAGGGTAATGAATTATGATGAACGAACGAAATCCAATTTTAAATATAAAGATAAAACCTTGCAGAATTTTGGAAGAATATTCTCTCCTGAGAATATTGGAAAATATAGCGCAAAAATAGCATATATATGTGAATCTATATATAAATCTCAAGGAATTGTATTTATCTATTCGCAATACATTGATGGTGGTGCAGTTCCTATAGCACTAGCTCTTGAAGAGATGGGAATTAAACGTTATGGTTCAAATAAGTCTTTATTTGAAAAAGCACCAACTGCGTCAATAGATGCTTTAACTATGAAACCAGCGGAAGCGGGCAAAGCATTTCAAGCTGCAAAATATATCATGATTACTGGAGATAAGAATTTAACACCTGACGTAAGATCAGAATTGAAAGCTGCGACAGGTCCCCTCAATATAAAGGGAGAACGAGTAAAGGTAATTATAGTATCGCGAGCAGGCTCTGAAGGTTTAGATTTTCAAAATATTCGGCAGACGCATATTCTTGATCCTTGGTATAATTTAAATAGACAAGATCAAATTATAGGTCGAGCTGTTAGAAACTTCAGTCATTGCGCTTTACCATACGAGCAAAGAAATGTAAGCATTTTCCTATACGGAACACGATTGCCTACTGATGTTGAAGCAATAGATTTATATATTTATAGACTCGCGGAAGATAAGGCAAGAAAAATTGCGACTGTGGTACGTGTTTTGAAGGAGAATGCCGTAGATTGTTTATTAAATAGACAGGGTCAAGATTTCTCTGCAAAAAAGATAAATAAAATAGTAGATCAACAAATTTCCACAGGAGAAGTTATTAAATATAAGATTGGCGATAAAGATAATAGCCAAATTTGCGATTTCACGAGATGCGAGTATGAATGCAATAGTAAAGTTCAAGAAATTGCGGAAATAGATACCACGACCTACAACGAGAGTTTCATAATTATGAATTTAGATAAGATTCTTCAGCGAATAAGGTTATTATTTAAGGAGTCATATGTTTATGAAAAAACGGCCTTGGTAGCAGCCTTAGTTCAAATAAAACAATATCCTCTGGATCAAATATATACCGCTTTAAACTTTTTAGTAAATGAACAAAATGAGTATATTACAGACATGTTGGGAAGGTTAGGGAGACTTGTTAATATTGGAAACTTTTACTTATTCCAGCCAGTGGAATTGTCGGTCCAAGAACCTTTATCGCGATTTGAGAGAGAGACACCTATTTCTTATAAAAGAGATTCTCTTATTTTTAATTTACCAGAAAAAATACCAAGTTATATGACCATGCCTCAAGATGAAAGTAAAGAAGAGATTGAACTAGATGCTTCTGTATATGATGAGTTAGTTACTCAGTTAGGTCTCCTTCAAAATCCTGGGTTAATTTCTACAGCATATAAAGAAGATTGGACAAGATCAGCAGCGTGGGCAATCCGAAATCTCTCTAATTATAATAAGATTGCCAAGGACGTATTATTACCGTTAGCAATTGATCATATCATTGATGTCCTACCTTTCAAGAAAAAAGTACAGCTATTACGATTCATAACAAAAAATAATGAAGCAGAAAATCCCTTGCATATAATAATAAATAATTATTTTAATACGTATATCTTACAGACGGCGGATTGGAAAGGTATAGTTTTAGCAGATTTCTCAAAATCTTCAAAGAAATCGGCGTATACTATATTGACCTTTAAAGATGGTCTTTGGATTGATAATAAGGAAGAAATCCGCCCTGATAGACTTTTTCCGTTATTTCAGAAATTTCAAGTTAAGGATCTGTCAGTTATTAATAATATTATTGGATTTATGGTTTTATTCAAAGCACAGTTAATCGTGTTTAAAACGAAAGAGCTGTCTTTGAGTAGCAAAGGTAGAACAAATAAAGGAAGCAGATGTGATAGAGGAGAAGGAAAAGGTGTTATAATTAAACGATTGAATAATTTGTTATCATCGGGAGTACAACCTATTAAATATAAAATGAATAAAAGTTCAATTGTTTCAATCTATGGAGATACTAATATAAAACAATTGGTGCAATTACCAGGTAAGAAGAAAGTAAAAGATGTAAAAATAACGGGATTGCAGTTATGCATAGAATCGGAATTAATATTGAGATATTATGATAAGACAAAATATCAAGATAAAAGATGGTTTTTTGATACTGTCGGGACATTAATTAATAATATTGTAAAAATAGGCCGGTAGTTTAATAAATTGAAAAAATATTTAAGAAATTATATATGTAGTATATAACCATGGCAGATATCAAAGCTTCAAAAGTCAAACAAAAAAAAAGAGGATTAGGATTATACCAACAAAATATTTTGACAAAGAAAGTACAACTGCCTTATAATGTAATAGGTAATAATATCGCAGAGAACATTCTTAAAAAACTATCAGAAACAATTTCAGGAAAATGTATAAAAGAAGGTTACATTAAAACAAACTCAATAAGATTAATTAGTTATTCGGCGGGTGTAATTGTAGATAAATATGTAGTATTTGTTGTTGTATTTGAGTGTTTAGTCTGTAGGCCGGTTGAAGGCATGCGCTTTCGTGCTATCGTTAAGAATGTTACGAAAGCCGGTGTGCGTTGTGAAACCAAAGAGGAAATTTCACCCGTAGTTGTATTTATTGCCAGAGACCACCATTTTAAGAGTAAAGAATTCTCTGAGTTAAAGATTGGTGATGAGATTACGGTCCGTGTGATAGGAATCCGTTTTGAATTGAATGATAAATATATCTCCGTTATTGCAGAGCACGTTATACCTAGAAAATCGCGGAAACGTCCAAAGATAATTATAAAGAAAAACGCTTAAACTAAATTATAGTATATATTCAAATGGATGCTAATGCGCTACAAGTGTTACGGGATGGTATAGAATCTATGGAACATGTTCATCAGTTGAGAATATTGGAAATAATAAAAAATAATAATATTGAATATACGGAAAATTCTAATGGAATTTTTATTAATATGACGATACTACCTTCACAACTCATTACTTCAATTAAAGAATATATAAAATATGTAGGTCTTCAACAACAACAGCTCGATAAAGTAGAAAAAGATAAGGAAACTCTTAAAAATGAATTCTATAAAGATAATAAAGCGACTGCATCATATAGATAATAATGAAACGATTTACTATAGGAGAATTGCAACATTATATGCTTACAAAAGAGCATATAATGAGTTTAGTGGATGAATATGATAGTTCTAATAAGCCAAAGACGACTGAAAAAACCACGAAAAAATTAAGAGTAAAGAAAAAAGCTGAACAATTTGATAACTTTATACATCCAAAACATAAAGATTCATTGTTCTGGTGTTATTATATGCTAACTGCTGGTTTATTCAGTTATGAAACTATTGGAGACAGAGCATTTATAGAAGAAAAAGGAGTTAAAATTCAAATAGTAGAGGATTTGAAAAATCATAAGGATTTGCTTAAGAAAAATAAATGGAAGCGAACTCAGATAGAAAGTGAATTGGTTTCTGCAACTGAACTGTCTTTAAAGACCTTTTTGTGTATTTGTGCCATTAAACAAATCAACGTTGTTGTATTGAAAGGCCGTTGTTTGTATATACCACAATTGTTCCCGAGTAATAAATATGAACTTGTTGTGTTTGGCGAACACGGATTTATGCTATCCCAACATGATGATGAGCAAAATAAACGACTTATTGATGAGTATACTAGTAAGTATTGGTTAGTGGAAAATATTTCTAAGCCATTGGCGGCAATTTCTTCCTATAAAGTAGGTACTTTAAAGGATATTTGCAAACGGTTAAATATTTCAATCGTTTCCGAAACTGGAAAGAGATATAATAAGAGACAACTTTACGACATGATCAATTGTAAAATTTAAATTGAATTAAACATAAAATATATGAGATATATATAGATATGTCTAATAAACCAGCTACAGAACTATTAAAAGAATATACTCAGATATTTACATCTGTTAAAAATAATAATAAGAATGATGAACTTGAAGTAGTCTTTGGGTCTAAGAAGGCGTTAACGCGTATAGAGTTTGAAGACGTTATTTCAAAGATTAAATCATTAGGATTTACATCGTACGGCGCTTCTGGTAAATATCACTTGAATATCCAGAATCAGTATATTGATCCTAAGAGTGGTAGAACTGGTATTGGAAATATTCGTACTACTATAGACGGTATCGCGAATATACAAAAGTACTGTAAAATTAATGGATTTGATTTTGCTAACCCGCCGGCTCATATTAGCTTTATGCAAAAAGTTTCAAAGGTATATAATGATAAAAGATTACCTTCAATAAATTTTGATGACTTTAAATTTAGAGTAAATTATAGAGAAGAAAAGGTTTTGAAAAAAGATTTTGGAATTGTGCGGGGCCTACTAGAATCATGGAATGATAAAAAAAAGATATATAGATTAATTAAAAGATTTACGTTTCAACATCACCGATATCCTTTAAAAATAGATTGTAGCGTCGTGCGATCTTCAAAGCGTATAGGACGCAGACTTATACCCGAATTTAGAATAGAAAGTTCGGGTGTTTTCACTAATCCAGAGACTTATGAGATTGAGATAGAGGTTGTTCCAGATAGACTTGCTACAGGGGGAGCGGAAGCCATCGCTATTAGAAAAGGCGAAGAGTTATACGCGGCCTTGAGGCAAAATATCAAAACCATAATGTCGGGAATACAACGCTCTAATTTTCCAATTTCATATAAAGAGCAATATGAGACTCTCGGAGAGTATATGCATGTTTTATATAAAGATCCTCCTGACAGAAGAGTAAGAACGAGGGACTTTGTAGGTCCTTCCTCAATATCATTGGAACGGCCCAATATTGCCCCATTAACTAGCGATGGAGTTGTAGCTAATATTAGAAGACCATATACAGTGACTGAAAAAGCAGACGGTATTAGAAAGCTATTGTTTATTAATGATAAAGGTAAGGTCTACATGATTGATATTAATATGAACGTACAGTTTACAGGCACGATTACAACAGAAAAGGCCTTATTTAATTCCATATTGGATGGCGAGCATGTTTTACACGACAAAGCTGGGCGTTATATTAATAATTATCTTTCCTTTGATATCTATTATATTAACAAAAAAGATCTTCGTGATCAAGCCTTTTATGAAGAAATAAAGGGAGATGGAGCAGAGGAAGGCGAAATAACTATTGATCAGAGAGGTCGTTTAGTTGCCCTTAATAAGTTTATGGAACATTTGAAACTCAAGCCGGCGGTCGGAGATACATTACCGCTTCTTGTAAAAGCAAAAGAGTTTCATTATTCAGATGAAAATAATGGTGCAATTTTCAACAATTGTCGTTTGGTTCTGGATCGCGTACGCGATGATTTATTTGAATATGAAACTGACGGGCTCATCTTTACTCCTGCAAATACCGGAGTAGGTAGTACACGGGTAGGAGAGGTATTAGATCCGGTTAAGCGGGGATGGAAGCAGTCTTTCAAATGGAAACCTCCTGAACATAACACTATTGATTTTCTAGTTACTACTATTAAATCTGAAGGGGGTAACGATATTGTTAAGACTGTCTTTGAGCAAGGGGATGATATGATGGCTGTTGACAATATAACGCAATACAAGACTTTACAATTAAGAGTTGGGTTTGATGAGCGAAAACATGGATATTTAAATCCATGCGAGGATGTTATCCAAGATCGGTTACCGAAGCAGACAACGCGAGAAGAATCATCGCATTATAAACCCATTCCATTTTATCCTATGAATCCAACACCTCAATTTCCAGCATATTTATGTAATTTAATATTGGAAGACAAGGGAAACATTAAGATTATGACAACAGAGGATAAGACCGGTATTATTGAAGACGAGATGATTGTGGAATTTAAATATGATCCTACAAAAGAGAAATTCTGGCAGTGGGTTCCTATTAAGGTGCGTTTGGATAAAACTGCAGACTATCGCAGCGGTGGAAGGAATTATGGTAATGCGTACCATGTAGCTCAGAGTGTTTGGAACTCAATACATAATCCTATTACAGAACACATGTTAACAACTGGTGAGGATATACCCGATCTTATTGCAGACGATGATATATATTATAATAAAAAAGAGGACGAGACAACTACGATGGCGCTACGTAATTTCCACAATTTATATGTTAAACGCGCGTTGATCCTCGCGGCGGCAAAAAAAGGCGGAACACTAATAGATATGACGGTGGGGAAAGGGGGAGATTTTCCCAAATGGATTGCAGCAAAACAGTCATTTGTCTTTGGGATTGATTTATCTCCAGATAATATTGAAAACCGATTAAATGGGGCTTGTGCAAGATTCTTAAACTATAAGAAACAATTCAGAACGATGCCATACGCGTTATTCGTGAAAGGAAATAGTGGATTAAATATTCGTTCAACTGAAGCTATATTTACCGATAAAGGGAAGGAGATTACACGGGCTGTATTCGGTGACGGCCCAAAAGACGAAGCCCGATTAGGTAAAGGTGTTTTTAGACAATATGGGAGGGGGAAAGAGGGATTTGATGTAGTATCTAACCAATTCTCTATTCACTACTTCTTTAAAAATGTAACAACATTAAATAACTTCCTACGTAATGTGTCGGAATGTTGTAAGGTAGGAGGCTATTTTATAGGAACTAGTTATGATGGAAGAGAAGTATTTCGGCGTTTGGAAGGTAAAGGAGTAGGGGAAAGTGTATCAATCCGAACTACTGATGGTCTTAAGATGTGGGATGTTAAAAAACAATATGAAGGAACCACTTTTAATAATGATGTTAGTTCATTGGGTTATAGAATAGATGTATATCAAGAATCAATCAATAAAACCTTCTCTGAGTACTTGGTCAATTATGATTATCTAATACGCGTCATGGAAAATTATGGATTTACTTTACTATTGCGCGATGAGGCCCGCGAACTAGGGTTACCAGCATCTATAGGTGGTTTTGACCAATTGTATTATAAAATGGAAAGCGAAATTAAGAATAGACGAATAAAGAAAAGTAATATAGGAATGGCGGATAAAATGACAGTGCGTGAAAAAGAAATATCCTTCTTGAATAAGTACTTTATATTCAAAAAAGTACGTGATGTAAATGCCGAGAAAGTAAGTCGCTTATTGATCAATGAGGTACCCGGCGCTGTAGCTGAACAAGATGCCGAGGAGGCCAAAATAGAACTATCATTGGCCAAGCATAAACCAAAAAGGAGGCGCGTTAAGAAACTCAAAGCTAAAATTAAAATCGCTGAAGAGGTTAAACCACCGGAGATAGCCGCCATTGTTATCCCATCTTTAGAAGAGAAGGGGGAGGAGGTGGAACCCGTCGTTGCTCCAGCACCTGGAAAACGTATTAAGGTCAAAGGAAAAAGAAAGGCAAAGATAAAAGTCAAGGTTAGTGCAAAAAGAAAGGCAAAAATTAAAATCAAGCCGCCTGGAGATGAATAAACTCTCCAAATGATATAAACAGTTCAATCTATTACTAGATAATGAATGCCTATCCTGTTCCAACTGTACCTATAGATATAGAGCAAAATAATATAAGAATGCGTTTTAAAGACAATGACAATACAGATAACTGTTTTATTAGTAATACGTTGTCAATATATTTAAATAAGGTAAAAAAGAGAATTAACGAATTTCCTACAGAATGGGATAATATAAAACGGATAACGAATACCTATGAATATATTCATACTATCATACCCAATGGTAAGCATTCTATTAGTAAGGTAAAACCTTTGTCCCGAGCATTTTTTAAATTAATTGAAATTTGTAATTCTTTGGATATCTTTGATAAATACAATAGTGATCCCATAAATTCATTTCATTTAGCAGAAGGCCCTGGTGGTTTTATAGAAGCCATGACTTATCTTAGATTCAATTCAAAAGATAAGTACTATGGCATGACCCTTATTGATAGGGATAATGAGCATGTTCCCGGATGGAAAAAAAGCGCTTTATTTCTTAGAAAAAATCCCAATATTACTATTGAGAGTGGTGCGGATGGAACTGGAAATTTATATTCGCCTGCAAATCTTGATTATTGTTATAGAACCTACAAGAATTCAATGGATTTTATAACCGCGGATGGTGGTTTTGATTTTTCAGTGGACTTTAATAAACAGGAATTGTTGGCCATGAAACTCATTTTTTCCGAGGTCATATACGCATTAGCGATGCAAAAAACGGGCGGCACCTTTGTCTTAAAAACATTTGATACATTTCTTAAAGGCACCATTGATATTATTTTTCTACTTGGATGTTTTTATGAGTCTGTACATATCATAAAGCCTTATACAAGCCGGATAGCAAACTCAGAGAGGTATCTAGTATGTAAAAATTTCAAGGGGCCGATTAATCCAGTATTAATTAATAAATTTAGAGCCGTATTGGTGATTTTAAATAACCCAAATATTAATAATCTAACCATTGCTTCATTGTTGGATCTAGATCTCCCATATCATTTTATAAAACGAATGGAAGAAATAAATGCAATATTGGGTTCACAACAGATAGATAATATACTTACAACATTACGATTTATTGAGAATAAAGAACGGAAGGGAGAAAAGATGCAACAAATCAAAAATTCCAATATACAGAAATGTATTCAATGGTGCGAAACCAATAACATACCTCATTATAAAAATAGCTCTACGGGTAATATTTTCATGTCTGACACGAATAAGAAGATATCAAGGTCACCATTTCACAATTAAATTGAAGTAGATAATATTATATCTGTATAATACTATCTCAACCAGTCTATAATAGTCTATAATGGCCGCGCTAACAAACGAACAATTTAACAATACGGAGGTGGATGTTCCGCGACTCACAACGACGGATTTTATAAAGCAGGCATCTTCTGCTCAAGATTTCGCCACATCTGGCGTATCGGCATCAGGAAAATATAGATTCTGTGTAGTGGCCGACGGACACGGTTCCGAGTCAAAAACAATTGATTACCTCCGAGGAATTTCTTGGGATAAAATGATAGATATGGAAGGCTTCATGGAAAAAATTATTGCGGATACAAATGAACTTAGCAGGCGAGGAGAGGGCTCTACTCTATCTGTAGCCAGAATTACGGATCACAGAGTAATAAGTGGACCGCACGGTGATTGCGCTGTAGAGTACGGAAAGATTGAACTCTTCTATGTAGGCGATTCCTCTATTAAAGTGTACCGTGATGGAAAGAATATCTATAGAAGTACCGATCATGATAGAAATAATCGCAGCGAAGTAAAAAGGATCTCCGAGACATGCAATATGCGTGGTATTAAGAGAGACAACATTTGGGATGTTGAGGTAGTTGATGATACTACGATTAAATCCGTTCCCGCCGCGCTATTTGACTTCGGGGAAAGAAATTGTATAAATTTCACCAATTCTTTGGGACACGAAGGGGCCACTAAACCCCACTTCAGGCATGATATCGTGGCCATAGATCATACAGTGGATTATAAAGTGGTTGTCGGAAGTGATGGGTTTTGGGGTATGACGCATAAAGGAGACGAAGCAATGATCGGATCGTCGTCTACCATCGCTCAAGATCTGGTAAGTTATGCTGATAAACGATGGAGGCAATGCTGGAATCATGACAACACAAAACAGATTGTTAAAAATATTCGCTTCCCTACTAGTAATATAGATGATATAGCTGTATCGGCTTGTTTAATTGAATCGCTCATTCTTTAGATTAATCCAGACTTCTTCTCTTACCGATGTAGCCAACAACCCTTTTATTCTTCTATTAATATCCGGGAAAGGTATATTGACCTCTATTCGCCTACCTTCCGAAATATATTCTTTAAAAAGTTCAAATAATTTTCTAACTGGATCATACTGAATATTTAATTGAAATTCGCTAAGTTTTTTGATGATTTCTCTAACTTCTTCTTGTCGTTGCTCTTTTGTTCGGTATACTATCTCTTTTTTGACACGTTTGGTGCCTTTTTTTTTGTTCTTACCCATTACTAATATTAAATATAAGTTTTTAACTTATTAAACGTGCAATGGAACCAGAATAATGCCTATTATATTCTCTCCTTCTATTTCGGATGACAGTTCCAACTCCAACGGGTCGTATCGTAGGTAATCTTCTTTCCGCATTGCGACGATTTAATCTACTTGCACGCCTATTTGAGACAGGATTAACAGGCGTTCTACATACGGGACAATTATTGTGTCTAAGTGTCCACCTATTAATACATCGTTCATGAAATCTATGCGTACATCTTAGTATTTTCTCAGAGTTATTAATTGGGTCAAGGCAAATAGTACATAATGTGGGTTGTGGCAATTCTGGTGCGCTTCTACTACGAGTAAGAGTTGGTAACTGCCGTTCAACTGGCTGTGGAAGTGGTTGTGGAAGTGGTTGCGGTTGTGCATGTGGCCGAGCAACCACAATATTTGTGGGATATTCGTGCGATGAAGTAGGCGATGCTATAGACGGCATATGTTCATGTGAAATATTAGCTCTCCTGGCCAATCTCGCCTGAGCCACTGATAACATTTCAATTACTATCCTGTAATCAAATACATATTCTGCGCAAAATGTTCTTTCATGTAAACTTCCATGCACTCTGCCATTTTCTATATTATTAATTGAAAAATAGTAATTTCCCCTAGGCAACCATTGACCATTATTATCGTATAGGTCCTTCGTGGCGCTTATACTTGTCTTAATGATTCTAGACATTTATAAATTATAATGTACATAGTTTAAATTAATTTAACCCTAATGGTTATATTTTTTGGTTCATATATCTTACCAGTGTACAAACAAGGGATTTTACGAACCCGGTACGGTGTTTTTCTAATATATTATTTAATGGATCGTCTTCGGATTTTTTGTATGTCTTATCTATCGTTTCGCAGAATACTCTCAAATAGTCATCATTAAAATTCGTGAATGCATATTTGACAAAGATATCTAATCTACCTTTTTTAAGAAGAACCTCTCCTTCATCAATTAATGTAGTATGTCCTCGTCCCATTGTTAGTTCCTTTTTTTTGGTATAGTATTCGGCCATATGGTGGAGAATAATCTGAGGAAAAGCGTAGCAAATCCCCCAAAAGTCGCCTGCTTGTAGATCAGTATTGTAGTAAGTATATCTAGGTGTTGTATCCCAAACAATCTTAATTTCACTGGACTTATTCCATTCTTGTATGAGATCACGAATAAACACAAACTCGGAGGGCATGGCAAAACTAACGGTTTTCGTTCGTTTTTTTGTGATTTTCCTTACGAAATTAGTCGTGTCCGCCATATCTCTGCCATGTGAATTCATATAGTAACCTTCATAATGTTTTTCTCTTGGAACGAGAAGAAGACAAGTGCTATGTGTGCTATAGAAGTTTTCTTTTTCACCTTCTATAAGACAATATTCCTCCATACCGAACATAATAAAGATCGTTTTTCTTTCTTCCATATATGCTTGTACGTCGCTCATCAGATATTCATAACAGTATTTATATTCACCATTTTCTTCTTTATTGTATCGGCCACAACCAATGTCTTTTAAAATATCGCTAGACACCTTTTTATGTGATTGTTGTGGCATTATTTCAGACAGTTTTATAATAGACTGTAAAATAATTAGATCCTTCATACTTTTGTGAAAGAGCGAGTCGCGAAGATTTACTGCTTTTAGATGCGCTTTTGAGTCCATAGTTATGGAGTTAAGCTGCAACGCTGTTGCTCGTTTCAAATAATTTTCTAATTTCTTCTTCTTTGGGTCGTAGAGATTGGCGACTTGCGCGAGTGTGTTTTGTGGCATTATTCTATATTGGCTATTGTTAAGCTTATAGTTGGATAGTGTAATTATACTTCATTTAACTTAATTAATGTATTTCAATTTTTCTTTTTTCTAATACCACATGGTTTATTACAAGGGTATTTACATGATTCGGGAAGAGTTTGCATCATTCTACAAGCTGCTGTTGCTTTGCAGGTTGGTGTTGTTACTATAGGAACTTTACATCGTTGTGGTTTACCATTTAGGGTCAACCCCATATTACCCAAACATAATCCACTAAGATTGGATTTATATGTAGGATAAGTATTTCTATAGAGAGTTGCTGGATATGTGCCATTTATTGAATTTACTCCTCGTGTTGTATTGACGTTTGCATAAGGAGTTCCTTGATAAACTTCACGTTTATTGGCCCCCGTTGACCACGATGCTGCTTCGGCATTTGCTTTGCAAGGTTTAATAATGGATTGGGCTTTTAATTGTGTTTGATATTTTAATCTATTAATTCTTGAACCTCCCGATACTGCTCCTTGCGTTGAGAATCTCGGATTACTTCTTTTATATACTGCTTTACAATTGCTACTAATTGCTTCACTTGTTGTATAACCTTTTTTTGCGCAATCGGGAGTAGTTTGTGAACATATAGAGTTGTACGAACAATCAATCCCGGCTATATTATCACAACTAATATCATAGCAAGTACAATTATTTTTATAGCATTTACAATCTCTGCTAGCGGTTCCACCCGCCAAGTCTATATTAGAATTCAAACATCCCGTTAAGAATTCTGAACCTGAACTATCTGTAATTGCTTTATTGGAGAGAAAATTAAATGCCAGATCTTCAAAAGTTCTACATCTTCTTGCCAGATATTGCTTTGTGCTATAATTATATTTATCATTCATCCACCCGTTACGATTTTGAATACGCGGTTTTGTCTGACGATAGCCGCAAGTTTTTTCTCCATTAGCGTTCTCCCATTTTTGTGGAATAAATTCCCCATCTTTATAGCGACCTAGTTCTTCGACAGTATTTCCATCATTCTCAATTTCTAATCCCTTTCGGAAACTACCACATATTCTCGCGTAATTATCTTTATAGACATTATTTGTAGTAATTGTTACAACTTTCTCTCCATCTTCTTCCATACACCGCAAATAAGGATTCTTTTTATCCCTGATGATATCATTAAAGACTAGTTGTCTACGATAACCGAGAGCTGGATTTCGTTGTGGAGCCCCTCTACAACATTTTCGCGAATCAGGATCATCGTTATAGGGCTTGCAGTTGCTGCATCCACAGAAAGAACAATTTCCATTACAACCTCCATCTTGACATACTTTACATTGACATTCAGTAAGTTGCTTAAGATGAGTATTCTGGTTTTTATATGTAGATTGGAGAGGTGTGGAATTCATCGTATTAAATATAGGATTCCCTTTTTTATCATGCATTCTTGTTCTACGTCGTTTTGCTCTTAGCATTTATATTTAGATTAGAAAATAGAAATGCTATTCATTCTTAATTCACAGTTAGAGAAAATTGTTCACCTGGAGACAAAGGAAAGAGTGAGGAGGGTGTAAGGCTTCCGTTCGGTGTCCCATTGGACGTGCTCATACCATTAACAAAAATTGTAACAGCGATCGGATTTAGAGGAGCATTAATATCATAAATAATATCAGGAATTGCTGTCCATGGTCCGCCGATTGTATAAGGGCTGGGAGAATTTACTCCGAGAAAAGTTACACTATTGGGGGCCAGAGCAGTGCCCTCTACAACCATGGCTGAACCGCCACCTCCGTTCGGCGCCATCGCAGGTACGAAAAAGAGTATCTCATTACTTCCATACATTGGTGGATTATTTGTTTGTGTTACTCCAACAGGGAGATTAGCCGTACCATATATACTACCATTTGCTGATTGAAAAGTCCATGAAAATTTGTTATATCCTACCCAAGTTTGAATGGGTCCCTGCCACCCCGGTCGTGGTATGCGGGGTATTTTTCCAGCAATGAGCCAACTTGGGGTATCTGGAATAATAATTTCATCAGTTGTTAAATATACGTCAGATGCACCCCTGCATCTACTGGGTTGATATTTATTACTATTGCGGGCCAAAACCATTTCACCTTCTCCAGGGCATAAATTGTTTTTGCATCGCTTTTCAGGGCAAGCGCATCCTGGAGCCCTAGGATTCACAGTATATCTTTGCCTTGGATCTTTGGTTCGTTCTGTTTTAAGTTCTTGCCAAGATACCGGAGCCTTATTAGATCGCGTAGAACGACCTCGCCTGGTAAGTTGTGGAATACCGAATGGTTGTTGTCTGTATTTATTCTCACATACAATTTCCCGATGTCTACCATTAAACATCCATTTGTCAAATCTGGGTTTTCCTGCGAAATATGGACCTTTACCAGTATCATTTTTATCACATCTTTGTCCTTTTCTACATTTGCTATTTGCTGCCTTAATAGTATCAAGCTTTAATCTCTCCAATCTACCTCCAGAGGTGACTGCTCCCTGAACCTTGAATTTATTGTTATTTGGTTTCCATATTGTTATAGCGTGTTTGGGAGGTTTACTGGTTTCAATTATAGGATTTAGTAATCCAACTATGAAATATAGGGGGGTTGAGGAGGAGGGTGGTGGATTCCACAGTAGTTGCGTCGCCCCTGCCGCGAGTTGTTCTTGATTTTGAATCTTACTTTTATCTTGACAATCGTTTAATTTAATAAGAACATATACTTCTTGACCAATGACTGAATATGTGGCTGAAGATACAGTTCCGATAGGAACATTATTATTTGTTATTACTGTACCTGGTACAAATATCTCGGCCCCACGTGTGGCATTGTCAAAAACATCTTGCGGAGAGAAAAAGATTAGTAATTGCTCATCACAAGATTCTGTTCCTACACATCCTAAGCATGAATTACCACTACTTTTTCTATATATAGATTTTTGACAACAACTTTTAACGTTATTATAAGGATTAAGACTTGTGCAAGCTTTTCCGAAAGGGCATGCTGATAAAGGTTTATTGTTGATTCTTAAATTTTTCTCTAATCCGCGTTTATAAGTATTCAATGCTCTATTTTTATTGTATTGAGAATAGCTAAAAGAATAAGGCTTTTGCCATCCCACATCAGTTGGACATAAGAGTTTTTTATGTTTTCTATAACTATTGGCACTAACTTTTGTATATTTTACACAAAATTGTTGTTTTGGTTGCATTCCAGATCTAATCCGACCATTATAACACACACGATTATCTTTCCCACAAGATTTAACAGAAGGATCTTTATAAACATCGTTTAATGGGACAGGCTTTGTAATACATTGCGTTTTATCAACCTCAATAAAGTGAACTTTTTGATAAATCTCTTGCAAGACATTTCTTAAAGTGTATTCCGTACTTGGTACAAAAGGCGTTATCCCAGCATGACAATTATAACCACTACGGGGATCAAATAAAGGTGAAACATAGATTTCTGCCGCATATTGACTATTTTCAGGGAATAAGTTAACATAGACAACTTCTCCTAGATACTCATTATTATTTTTATAAACATGATCTCCTACTTTAGATGTTCCAGGTGGTAAGAAGCTGTGTAGTCCAAATTTTAAATAGCAGTTACCGGAACAATTCTTAGAAGGTGTAACACAACAATCCAATGATTTTCTATACCCTGCGATCGGGGCCCGATACGGTGCGCCGACTCTACCGGACCCTGGTTTGGTAGTAATAATATTCTCTGTTGAAACGGAAAGAAAAAATTGTGGATATGATAACTTAGATACCCAAACATATTTATATTCAAAGGTATTGATATTTTGACAACCGTTTGGACCGGAATTAACAATCAATTGAATATTGAGTGGGAATGCTCCGCTACAATCTTGACAATTCATTCCAATAGCAATACATGAAGAAGTGTTACTAATTACAATATCTTCAAGTTTTCCTAATGACTTAATTGAATTAGGAGAAGAAGGACTAGGTTGATTGGTCACAAATACTTCATGACCTGGCTCAAGATTATATCCCAAATTAAATTTACTCTCGTTTTCCCAATCGACACATGATATATTGCTTAATAAGACTGTTGAAGTACAACACTGCTTGCCACAACCAGCAATTGTACACGAGTCTTTGATACCAGTGCCTGGATTTCTATTGGCGACGGTTCGCTGTAGTTTTGTTCCATATTTAGTGTTAAATCTGGCATTAATATTATGATATTGTGGTGTAAGTCCAGTACTATTAAATGTATTAAACACGGTTGTACCATCAGCATTATGCCTTCGTGTTCTTTTCATTTTCATATTAAAGTTTCTCATTTATAATATGAAAAGAAAAAATAGGAATGATATATAATGAATACTATAGAAATTCTAGTACTGATATTCCTCGGATTTTTAATTCTCAACTCATCGCTAGATACACTTAAAGAAGGTTTAGAGAATTCCGAGTCAGGAGTTGATAAGTTGTTAAAGGATGTTCAAAAGCAAAATTTGAATAATTCCCATCGCGTGACACAAATAATAAAGACATTAACACAAACATCAAAAGATTATCAAGAACTGCAAAAAAAGTTAAAAAATACGAAAACAAATACTGAAAAAATGCATGCAGTTAAGGGTCATTCAAGCGTCGTTTCATTGCCACCTAGCAGTTCTGCTCCTCCGGAACCTCCCAAGGGCACTTGTCCTAGTAAAATTGGAACAATTAACTGGGGGAGCTTTAAAGAAGGATTAACTAATTCCTCCGATGTACAGAGAGAACATCAACTGCAAGAACAAAATGTTTGGTTACCCGGTTTTACAAAAGTACGTAAAGGAGTTTCAGCAAATGAGACAAAATTATCAACGGCAATGTTTTTAACCGTTATTATAGAAGAACTCGGTAATGGCATTCAAAGTACTTTACAAAAGAATAAATTCTAATTATAAAGTAAGCATAATGAAGAATTATATATTTGCTATTTTAATTGTTTTATCAGGAGTATGTATACATTATCTTTTATTTTCCACCTACAAAGAAGGTTTAGAAAATAAACAAGAAGACGAAGAAGCAGAAGAAGCAGAAGAGCAACAAAAATGGCAAGGAACGGTGAATTGGTATACTCAACAATTGACAAATCTCTCCAATAGTGCAAAAAGACAATTACAACTTATCACCACTTTAGAGAATAAAAATAAGACATACCAGCATATATTACAATGTTTACAATACAGAGAAAAGCTGATGAATGCTGTCATTGAACAGGATCGTGCAGGGCGTGGAGGACAAAGTTCTAATTCTAAATCCAAGGTAAGTGGTGTATTTTCATCAGTTAAAGTTTAAGCCATCTCTAGAATCTCATAATTACCAGGTTGGACCGTTGTTTCCCTCGTCGGTATCTGATTATATGTCGGATTATATGTCGGATTATATGTTGTATTTAATATTTTCTCTTTACAATATCGCGTATTTATTCTTGTTAATATTTCGTTATGACCTTTGATATATAAATAAGAACAAGGGACATTTATCAATATTATGAAAGCTCCGGCAGAACATAACAAACTAATGTCGCCTAAATCATATGATAGCAAGATCAATAAAGGATATGAAAGAGTCGCAAAAATATAGTTAAAATCATGGCATATCATTCCTTTATGATACCTACATCGTTGTTGCACGAAACACATACTACATATTTTAGTAAAGGAGAGTACCATGAGTGAAAATAAGAATCCGGCCATTGACTGATAATAAGAAATTACTGACCATGTATCTCGTTTTAAGGCCATCCGCATTCTTCCAGTTACATTACGTTTTACAGTAATGTGCAATGTGGGAAAATTGGTTGTAAAATCTATAACGCCAATAGAAGCAGCTATAACCCAAATTGCTACAACCTCAAGCCAATATTGTGCGCTACGCGGATATACCTTGAACATAAAACACCTTTCTTGGGGATTTTCTCTAACAATAACATATTCTTCCCTGCATAGTTCACATTTATTATACTTTTCGGGATTATCCACACATTCTTGTCGCCATTTCTGAAGACATCGTTCGTGAACATATCCTCCAGTACCACTACATCTGCACGGACTTATCATATTTTCCACATCATCATCCTCCAAGCATATTCTGCATTCATTCATAAGATATATAAATAATATATAATATTATTATTATATAGTATTCATGGATATGTTAGAAGGTTCTAGTTCAAAATCATCAGGTAGTTCGTTTTGGAGCACAGTAACATCATCTCCCTCAAAGTTAGGTACAGAATTTACCGGACCTAATTATAGTTATGCGAAATGGATAAAAACTCCCACGGAATTAGGAATGGGAAGTAGTCCTGATAAATTAGCCCAAAATGTTGCTGGTATTATGGATTATATTACAATTATAACTGAGGGTGGTGGTCCCGCCTCAAAAAATGATGAATTACCGCTTGGCGATAGATATTTTTTGGAAACAGGAGGTCATTGTAAATCTGGAGATAGTACAGTTAAGCGTTCTTTATATATTAATAATGTCCCGGATGGATCAATCCCTTTTTTATCAGGTATGAATATTCATTTATCATCACAAAAAGGATTGGTACCAGGTGTATTGGGGGATTTAGGTAATATGAATCCTGTTCACTTATTTAGCGCCTTTACTCAAGGAAGTACGCCACCTTGTATGAACATCAATATGAACACAATAGATGCAAATAATAATGCAGGGACGGCTTCAGGATTTGTTCTGAATACAGAGGTTGAAAAGATTGCACCTTGTGCATTTGTAAATGGGACAAATCCGGTAACAGGCGGAACATGTGTTGAAAGTTTTATTGAAGCAAATAGAAAAATGCGTGGAAAAAAGAAGAAAAAGAAGAAATCAAAATATGATTTGGAATCAAAGCCTCTGGCCAATATATATACAGCTTTAGTAGGAGGGCTACTAATATACCTTATTTATAATCTTACTACAAAGAAGCAATAGATGATTATTAATATATTTAATAATAATCTTAAGCATACGGAAAGAAAATGGGTTTTAAAAAGGATATAATAGGTTCCACGACATAAGGTGTGAGTAACAGTAGAAGCAGTAATGATGTGGAGTATGGGAGAGTTGTTTTGGCTCTCATTAGACTTTTATGATCGGCATCATGATCTTTGTTTCCCCCTACTAGTACACTTCTACGAGCTTTTTCAGCATTTTTCTTTGCGGTTTCTTTTGCGGCTTCTTGTGCAGCTGTCTTAGCTTTTAAAGCTTTATCTTTTGCAGTTTTAATATGATCTTTTGCGATAGAAATTGCTGCAGCGGTTGCGTGATAAGCATTTTTCATATATTGACCCTTATAAAGACTATACAGTATAATAATACAAAGAACAATGATAACACCCCAATAGCCAATTCTTAAATATTTTCGATACCATACTGCCGAATTATCTTTTTCCTGATAATATGTGGACATTCGGTTTGCAATAGCCTTATTTGATCTTACTGTTTCTATTTTTGATTTATCTTCGCTGATATTATTTTTGTAATAGTTGATAAGATCATTCATTTTATCTTTATAAGAAAGCTGAGATTGCAAGAATTGTAGATTACTTTCAATCCTTACCAAATGTTCCTCGTATTTATTTATTATGGCATCAACTTTATTAGCAGCATCTTTAGCCTTTTGTGAATTATGATGTTTTTTATAATATGCAGACCCGCGAGATGTTAAGGCTAACCCTGCATTTTCTTTTTCCACATTAGCTGTGGCTTGGTTTAATTTTTTAGTGGCCACAGCCAAGCCTTGTAAACTGCTTTTCATCATGTCTTGACAATTAAGTAACTTATTTATTTGCGCTTTTGTAAGGGTGGGTTGTTTCGGCATATTAGTTGTATAATAGTTAGAAAAATAAATACTATTTATTGCATTATAGTATTTATCTAAATACAGCAAAGCTTTCTCTGGCTGATTTATTTGTAAGCTGGTTACTTCCTTTCTTAGTTGCACCCGATAATGCTCCAGAAACATCAGATCTAGCTTTCTTAACATCTTTCTTAACATCTTTATAAGCTTTTCTGAGATCACGTTTGGCTTTACCATACTCATCTTCGGCATATTGTTCAGCCTGGTCGGCTTCATATTTAGTATCCCTCCATGCTTTATCAAAGGCCCGCTTGTCATGTTGCCACACTGTCTCGTAATTAGCTCCATGAGGATGAGGCATATCCCAGTCAAACTGTTTCCAGTTCCGTTCACTTCTGTAGTAGTTCCACCAGATGCGTTTAATAGTTAGGAAGATTGCTACCGCAATAGCAATAACAACAATAGGGTATCCTAACCAACCGAAGGTATCGTTACCAGAGGCACCAATATAGATTCCTGCTAAAACAAATAAACTGCAGAAGGCTATCGTTCTAAAAATGCCTTTATGTGATGAAAATCTATCATACTCATAGTTGGTAATTTCTACCATTCGCTGTTTATTATTCCGTTCATTAATAACATCCTGCGTCTGTTGTTCAATAGCCTTTAATTGTTGATCGGCCATTATTGTCATTGTCAATTGATCCTGTAAGCAAGTTCTATCGGCTCCCAAGGAACATTGCGTTTGTGTGGAAATATTGTTAAGCTGTTTCATTAGGCGGACGCGAGCATCTTGGAATGGCTTTAATTGGCTGGTTAGTGTATTAATTTTATTCTCATCTGGTGACGATTTAACAGCCTCTTGCTGCAATTGTCCAAGAATATTCATTTCCTGTTCTTGAAAGTACTTAATATCATCTAATAAAGATGGATTTGAAGTGCTACTATCTCCGAAGGGAAGAAAACTAGCACATTGGTTGGTACTTGGTGTAACTTTACCTCCACCACCTGGTGCAGGAGGAGCAGGTGTCGGTACTCCCGGTAGATTCGGTGAAGGTTTTGCACCCTGATGACACGGACCAATAGGTCCATACTTCTTCTGTAATTCTTTACTAGGTTTCTTAGATCCTAAATAACAACGGTAAGTATCTTGCCAGCCGATTTTTTGCGCGGCTCCAGTATCATCGGTCAATTGGGTATGAAGACAAATATCGCGCTCAGACCCATGTCCTCTGTGCCAATATTTTTCCCATGCCTCCCCACTTTGTTTGCCGTGAATGGGTGGGCATTTTCCGATATGATTTTTTGGAGGTTTTGGATGTTGTGGTGGACATTCGGGATTTGCATGTGATACCATGATATATATAATATGATATCATAAAAAATTATTATTTTATTGCTCGAAGTTGCTTAATTATTTAGTTTTTTTATTACCAAGGCCGTTCCGGAGATCGCTAAAGCAAACCAGATCAAATAGCTAATATCTACACTTTTTTTCTTTAGTCTAACATCTTCGTACATGCCAGATGTTAATAGCTTTTTATTTTTCTGTGATCGCAATTGTTGATAGGCATCTCGGTATTTAGACATATTTTTAAGTATACTTTGACCCGATGCTGTACTCTTTAAGGCAGCGGCTTTACTTCCGCCATAAGATTCTGCAACAGCTTTATAAATAATTGCTCCTTTTTGTTGTAAAACTAATCCTAAAACTTTTAATTTCAGTATATCAATATAAATGTTTTGGTAAGGTGGGTCGCCGCTTGAACCACCGCTCGCATCTGCGGAATCCGATCCCGCGCTTGGAGAAGCGCTAGTAAACCCTTCTTGACCAGAACAAGATTGTAATAACTCCGATTGAGTTGGCATTTTTTTATAACTTGATAGATTATTTACCATTGCTTTATCATACCCTGGTGGTTTTGTTAAAGCGCATTTTCGGGCGAGTTGAACACTGGGTGGAACAGTTTGGATGCCTTTTGTTATAGTGAAAATCCCACCACAGCTCCCTTTTGAATCAGGAGGAACGTTTTTCCACCCTCCATCTAGAAACCAAGTCCGACACATTCCTTTATTAGTTTGTGATTTATAATGGTAAGGTTTTCCTGCTGTCATTCCATTTGGACAATTCGCCGGTTGCGAACCCTGTCCTCCTACCGAAGCCGATGGCATACTTCCTGTGAATAAGTATGGAGGTTTTTTTGCCGCAGCGGATGATGGATTATATGCAAGTGGTTTGCCACTTGATTGGGGTGTCCAATTTGCTGTATTGTGATAAAGTGGTCCGCTACCAGCAACGTCTTTATTTAATGGAGCACAGACTTGGTTGCATGTAAAAGAGCCATGGCCCTTATCTGCGTACCCCTTTTTCGTGCCATCAGAACAGATGCAATATCCTGACCCACCAATTTTACTATCGGAAGATCGCGAGGCAGGAATAACGGTATCACAACCGCTTGGCGGTTGGTTGGCAAGTGGTATATTTCCAACAATAAATGGTTTTTGATTACCTGAACCATCTACTGAATATGCAGTTTTGTCAGCCTTCTGATCATAATAACCCGATCTACCTTGGGCAGTATTTACCCAAGATGTACAATATTGCGTATGGCCTGCAAATGGACCACTGTTTACAGAGGTATCACCCGTTTGCACTTGCCCGAATCCACCAATTCCGATTTGACAAGACTTCTTAAATACATTCTTCCAACTATCTTCCATTTTATCTAAATAAGGACCAATATTGGCTGCGCCCACATTTGTATTTGCCATCTGTTGAACAAGCGGGGAGGAACCCAACTGACTTGATAGATTCGCTGCCGCTGAAGCCATGGCATTTTTTTTAATGGCGAATAAACCATTGGGATTATCCTCCTGTGGATCACCCTTGGAAAAGTTCCACCCGTGGGTATTATTGAATTGTTTTAGAAGATTGAAATCACCTTTTACTGGATTACTTGCTAAAAGTGTATTTACTGCTTGACCTCCCATTTGTCTTCCATTTTCTGGCTTACCAAACCCGGTCGGTCCATATGTTCCCATAACCCTAGCTCCGGTATCAGGTTGACCTCCTCCTGCTGTAGCTGGAGCTCCTACTGTGAATCCTTCTGCCACAGATGCTACAACTCCTCCAGCAAGTAATGCTGGATCTGTGGCCATGGCTGCATCTGCTAAAAATGCCCATGCCGGAGGTCCTCCGGGGTTGTCCGTTGTCCGGCTTGTTGGACCTTTTGATGCAAAATGACCAGTATTACATCCAAGCATACAACTTGATATTAAGTCTGTTCCTTTTTTGCTTTTACAATTTTCCAAACATCTTTGCATCTCTGCCGGTTGCCCTTTAGCAAGAGTCATAACATGTTGAAATTGTTGTGCCCAGGCCGACTGCGTTGCATCATAACTTTGTTGCATTTCCTGTAGCTGCTGTAATTCTGACTTATTCTCATCAACAACTGGTTGAATAAAATCTTTATCATATGTGTCCGTCGCATGTGTTAGGCCTGCGACCACATTTTTATTAACTCCAGTCTGGTCCTGGAATCCCTCAATTAATTTTAAATTGCCACTCAGTTGGTGGCACATTTTGCTCCGATCACTCAAATATGTTTTACCTTGACTTAGTGGTGGATTATATGATAATTTGTTTTTTTCTTGTTTTTTTTTAATACTCATAAAATCGTCTAATGCTGATGTAAATGACATTTTTATTTATATTATATAGATAAAAAAGTCTTTTAATTCTTAGATAACTTATTAAAAGCAATAGCTGCTAAAGTAATTGAGGATATTAGCCATGCAATATAATGCATATATGTACTTTGAAGTTCATTTCGTCTATCTGTTAATTGACCTGATAGCGTTTCTCTTTTAGCCAGGAGACCATCTAACCTGCTTTTTCTCTCCATCATGGTATTTAATTGTTGTCTTAAGTTTGAGGCATGATAGGAACCATCCGTTTTCGCGATATTATTAACACTATTTGTATGATATGTTTGTTTAATAAGCTTATTAATTATCGTCATAATTTTCTTATTCAATGCCGACAGTTGATTCTTAATTTGATTTCCCGCTGCATTGTGATTTTCATACGTTCCTGCGGTTGATGCTGTACTATTTAACTTAATGAGCTGTGTAATTAGCGCCTCATATTGACTTTCCATGGCTTGCAGTTTTTTCATCTCAGCACTATTCAAATCACTAACAGTGGTATAACCTGCATCGTTATCCGCATTCTCTAAAGGTTCTACTATAGATCCTAGACCCGGACCGGTAGTCTGTTCCATTAAAGGTAAAGCAGGTAACACACGTGATGTAATAGTATTTTGCATCCAATCAAAACGTTCTCCTTGTCTCAAGTTAGGATTTCCTAAATCAGAACTGGATCGCCTCTCTCTCTTACCAAAGATTTGTTCAAGAATTTGTGACATACTTCTATAGAGTACAAGTAGAAAAAGTATTTTCTTATTCACTATTTATTTTCCCACATTATCTTTGTAATATTCAATTATGAAATAGATACCTCCTAAAATAGCGAGTGTATAGAAACCATCCATATAGTAGTCCTGTTGCATCGTATCTCTGATATATTGTTTCCTTGGTTTCGCAGCTTGACCGGAATTCTCTACATTTTGCAAAATAGAATTCTCCTTTGTTACCAGTTTCTTAAGCTCGTCAAGATATTTATCTAAACTTTGAATGTTTTTGTTATTTTCTAGGATATCATTATTAATTTTGCTAGATAATAAGAATGTATCCGCATAAATTTTTTGCAGTTGTCTTTTATTTTCATTTACCATTGATTGATTTTCTGTCGTATTAGCTAAATAAAACTCCGTCAATGATGTTTTATATCTACCCGCTACAATTAAAAATTGTTGGTTTAAATCCACTAATTCTTGTTTTATTTTTTCAGCATCATCCTTACCGACATTATATTCCATTACTTTATAATATAAATATATTAAATCAATGACATAAGCGATAATACTTGCTCGTAACTGCAGTAGGAGATGATCGCGTTATTTCAAGAAGATCTCCCGGTCGTGCGCCGATTGCTTGTGCAACTGGGTCAAAACGTGAAATCTCAGGAAATTGCGACATGGTAGTGATGTACAGCTTTTTAATCATACTAAGTTTTTCCTCTTCATTCATCACGCGATGTGGAGGGACGAGATCATTTTCTAAGATATTACACAGATAATCATTAAGATTATAAACATTAATAAATCGCTTATCGTTTAGATAAATCTGTTCTATTAATGTGCGCAGGGAATCATTGACCCTATCTTTTGTAATGATAATAAGCTCATCATTATTTCCCAAAATATTTTCAATATCAAAGAGATCATCAATATATTCGTAAACACTGGCAGATTTAAGTTTTGGAAACGCACCGGTTGCGGCCAAATGATATTTGATAAAGATTTTTTTATCTGTTTTAGGATTTGTTATAATCATATCCATCTGTTTATTTTTATACATTGCTTGAAGCTCATTTATGCTAAAATCTTCATAATCGCTAGTATCAAATCCACGAACTGTCTTTAAAATGTCAAGGATCGTGTTCCTTGACTGATAAAGTTTTGAAATTATCGGATTATATCTTGCACTCTGTGAAGTCGACATGTCTATATTAATAAGTTAATACTTTTTAATATAATTCAATTTTTAGTTAATCTTTTTTAATGATTTTTTTCGTATCACCATCTTGAGTCTCGTCATCACTATCTTGTTCATTACTATCATTGGTTTTCAACAGATCTAAACCCTGTTGTAAATCTTTTTCAACAGAGATACGTTTAGGGGAACTTCCTTCACCTTCTTTAGATTTATCTTTGCCGCTCTTATCATCTTCTTTAGACTTTTCTAAATATGCTTGCTTCCGTTTTTCATGTTCAGCTTGCATTTTTTCCAATTCCGCTCCCGTAGGACCATAATCCATAAATCCATAATCATCGTCATCATAATCAGACGAAGGAGTTGTTGGTCTCTGCGGTTGGTTTGTTAAGACCGCGCCTGGTAGTTGAAGTGGGGGTGGTGGACCTGGCGGAGGCGGCGGAGCATAATCTGGGGTGTTTGGGCCATATGTAGGTGATGCCGGAACATATTTGGGTGAATCACCTGGTCCATATGGATTATATTGAGGCGATGTTGGTCTATAGTCCGGTGAGTTAGGATTATATTGAGGCGAGGTTGGTCTATAGTCCGGTGAGTTAGGATTATATGGCGGAGATGTTGGTCTATATTCTGGGCTAGGAACATACGTAGGTGATCCTGGATAATACTGTGGAGAGGTAGGAACATATTTAGGCGAACTAGTAGTACCTCTACGTTGATAGTCAACCTCTTGTTGTTGAGTACCCGAATAACTAGGAGGAGCGAAAGGATTTGGTGCCATTGAGGTACCCGAAGAACCAGGCGGCGCAAAAGGATTGTGTGAAAATGGTACTCCCATTTCATCAGTTGACGGATTAAATACCGCCATTGAGGATTGTTGCATCATTGGATTAAATACTCCAAATGATCCGAACTCGCCTTCATTATCTTCCGGATTGACGAAACCAAATGGGTTCGCAAAAGGCGTTGATAAACCAAAATCCTCTTCTAACTTACTTTCTTCAGGTTCAACAATATTTCTATCACGCTGAGTATCCTTATAAAGTGCATTATCAGCATTAAGTTTTTCTCTGGTTTTTACTGCAATTTCTGACAAAGTCTTCATACCAGTCAATTTGGTAATATTTTCTATATTTTTCATTGAAGTTAACTGTTCTACATTATCAGCTGTAATAATCCGCATTTGTACATTCATTGCCTGTAATTCTTGATATAATAGTTTGAATGCATATGGTACTTTAACAATAGAAAAATCTCTACCAAATCTTGTGATAGGGACAATATTTAATCCGCCTTCAAGATTTTCAATAAATTTGACCGGGCCATCAATCATCGGACTCAAAAATATATTACGACTTTCATTGTACACTGCGATAGTTCCAGTATTATTACAAATTGCCATATAATATTTATCACCTCTTTCCATCATAGATTCCTGTAAAAAATTACATAAGCCATGTGACACTATGGCATCACGGTCCATCTCTCCTATTCTTAAACCACCATTATTTGAACGACCTTGGACTGTCTGTCTAGTTAAAACGGTACGAGGACCTCTAGCACGATAATTAATTTTATCTTTTACCATATGTTTTAATCTTAAATAGTAAGTGGGACCAAAATATATTTCAGTTTCCAATTGCTCCCCTGTCATACCGTTATACATAATCTCGTTTCCAGTAGAACTGAATCCTTCGCGAATCAAAACATTTCCAAATTCCTTGTTTTTCGGCCCTTTATTAATAAATGCCGTGCAATCACCTAATGCCCCCATTAATACACAAGCTTTACCTGTTAAAACTTCAACTAAATGACCAATTGTCATTCTCGATGGAAGAGCATGAGGATTAACGATAATATCAGGTCGGAGTCCTTCTTTTGAGAAGGGCATATTTTTCTCATCTAGAACAATTCCTATGGTGCCTTTTTGGCCTGCTCTGCTGCAAAATTTGTCCCCAATGGCCGGAATACGATCATGACGAATTCTGATTTTTGCTAGGCGCATTCCATTTTCTGTTTCAGTTATAAAGGATTTATCCACATGTCCCATTTGACCCTTCTTCGGCGCAACAGATTCATCTACATAAATCTCTCCAGATGTTAAACTATTTACCGCTTTTCCAATTAATATTGTTTTATCATCAACAACGGTATTCTCTTTTATTAATCCTGAATTAGAATCAAGGTGGCTATAATCATATCCCGGCTTTAGACCAATAACGTCGTGATCTTCAATATCCATAAATTCACTTTTTATTTCACTTGTCCCGACCTTTGTCACTTCTTCAGTAGATTCATATACATTGAAGTAGGTTGTGCGGAATAATCCTCTATCTAGAGCGGCTTTATTCATAATTACAGCATCTTCAACATTATAGCCTGTGTATGATGCAATAGCAACAATAGCATTAATACCATAAGGATGCTTATTTTTAGTTATTGGTTCGTAATATCTGCTTCTTACAATAGGATTTTGACCACAGTTTAGTACTAATGCTGATTTGTCCATTCTGTTTTGGAAATTGGTATGAAACATAGAGACAGCTTGCTTACTTTGTCCACATGAGAAGGCATTACGAGGATATGGGTTTGTAGAGGGTAGAATAACTTGATTTGCCATCATGCTCAAAATTACAGACGGGTCAATTTCAATATGAGAAATCTTTTTGCTTTCATATGTATCTTTTGGCTGAGTTGTTGATGCAAGCATAACGCCTTCCATTTCTTGGGTATCGATATATTCTATAATAGCTGCCGTTTCACGAAGATCGGTGCTTTTTGCAAAAATACTTGTTGGTAGTATTTTATTATTATTCACTGTTGTAATTACTGAAGTTTTCCCCGTTCCCACTACGCATTCTTTCCATGATAAGTTTCCTGCCGCTAACTTTTCAAGAATATCTTCTCTTTCATAACTAATTCTATTACCCTCTACATGAAATAATGGATGACATGGTCTACCAGCATCAGTTTGGATATGAATCTCATTCCTTTGTTCGTTCCATCTGATACTTGTAAAAATATTAAATAGGCCATTTCGTCTATAGATTAAAAGTCTAGCTTTCATTGCCTGTGGTGTTGCTGTTACTCCAACCCAAGCACCATTAATAAATACCTTTGTAATATTACTTATATATTTGAGAGTACACTCCTCCAACAATTGCATGTTAAAACCTTCTTGGCGCAAATATTCTATAAACGGATAACCTGATAATCTCTTAGTTACGTGCGTCATAATAGACAAATGTTTATGTAGTCCAACATTTCCGCCATCCGGAGAATGAATAGGACAGAGAATTCCCCATTGGGTACTATTAATATGTCGTGGTCCAATAACTTTTGCACCATCGGAACCGATTGGCGTATTTGTCTTTCGCATCTGGGCCATAGTAGAAAAGAAAGATAATCTACTTAAGTCTTGTAATACTCCAGGCTTTTTAGTATGAGCTTCGGATCCCCAATCTCCTTTAAAAGCTTTTCTAAAACCCGCTTCAACAATCCTATTGGTGAATATTTTGGATTGATTTTCAACTATTAAATTAATAAAATCTTGATTTTGGTAACTACTGGCTGTATTTTTAACAGCATAAAAATATTCTGTATCCATTTGCAAAAAGATATTTTTTTGCTGAAGAGTATAATACTCTCTAAATAAATCATACACGAGCGTACCTGGAATTTCAAGTCGTTTAAATAGATAACTATCTCTATCTGTAGGCTTCTCTTCACCATATACTACTCTTAATAATCGTTTTACGACATAACCAAGATATAAGGCCTTTTGTTTAAAATTAAGTTCGCCGATATGTGGTAGAAAATAAATCATTAAAATTTGCATTGCGTGACTAATAGTCTTTCCCTTTGTTAATGTTCCAATGAATTTTAACGCTGCTTGTTGTGTAAAGACTAATCCTGCATCGTGAACACAGGGTCTTAAAGTGGAGAGATAGTGTTGATATTTATCAATATCAAGAACACAATGCTCTATTATTTCTTTATCAGATATAACACCCAATGCTCTCATTACAATAAATAGAGGTACTGGTTTTCTGACATTGGGGATAGAAACAACAATCTGTCCATTGGTGGATGATGGAGTTTCTTTTATCATACGAATTGCCAATGTTCTAACAGGCTTTGAGGCATCTTCAGAAACCGATCTTATCTTAGCCGAATAGCTAACAATATCATTTGGATCCTTCTGAATATAGAGCATATTATCTGCAAATTTCTCTTGTGAAATAATAACTTTTTCTTTACCATCGATTATAAAATAGCCACCTGGATCACTGGGATCTTCGCCCATATTCCTCCTTACATCGCCTGCCATACCGTTTAAAATACATAAGTTAGATTGTAGCATAATTGGAAATTTACCTAGATAGATTTTTTCAAGGGTAATACTATAGTTTTCTAGTTTGTGTTTCCCGGATCCGTCATTCAGAGGAATATATAATGTGAACTCAACATCAACATCATAATGAATAGTAAAAGCATAAGTTAAATTTTTCAACCGTGCTTCATTAGGGTACATGAATTTATTTTCACCATCCTCATTATAAATAATTGGTTTACCATAGTATATTTTCGTACCATCTTTACCTCCAATATACAATTGGGCCTGGTATTTATATTGCTCAAGAGATAGGGTTTTAATAGGACCTTTTCCTGTAGAGCTCTTCCATCGCGCTTGTCTTTTCTCTTCGTTCTCATCGGGAAACCTATCTTCCATCTCATCATAAGTTAATGGTAGCGCTCTACCAGAAGGTAGACTAAATCCCACAAATCTAGTTTCTTTGTCAATTATTATTTTTTCTTGATTTTTAAAAAAATGAATAGGGTTTTTCTCGCGTAGAAGTTGTGGCAATCCCGTTTCAAAGAAATCATTATATGATTCTAAATGATGCCCTACAAGAAAACTCGGATTATCTTTAAAATATAAGTTAAGAAAATCCCATGGAATTGGATTAAAACTCATTCTAATATACTTTATGTTTATATTTTTAAAGAGTTTACCTAAGAATTATATTATATTAAATATGATTCTTATTACATATTAGCTAAAAGAAGCAATCCGATCAAGACAAACATAAGTATAAAAGGGAACAAAACCAAAAACCAAGAAATATCTTTCCATCCATGTGTGCATAGTTCATTTAATATAAATGTCCAGACACCGATATACAAAAACTTAAATATAAAGAAAATCAGATTTGTGTGTGGTAGTTGAACGGCATAGTTACCTACTTTATATTTATTTGGCGATGAAATATTCTGTGCAACTAATGCTAAAATACTTACCAATGATAGTAATAAATACACTTTTGCTGGGGTACATAATGAGTAGTAAGACTTCATAAGTTTATTCATTATATACAATGGAAAGAAAATTCTTAATTATAAGCAGTGTATGGAGATTTTGCAGCTTGGAGACCACTATTTGTGTAATCTTGTGGCATTAGAGGCATGGGAGTAATAATATTCTTACTAACGCCAATAGGTTGTACACTTGGGGCGGGAGACATTCTTCCTGCAAATCCATTCCAGTTATCCCATAGATTAACTACTTTATTACCTGCTCCCCAATATGCATCACGTAAATCAGTGCCTCCAGGAATGGCATTCACAACTGTACTAGAGGTTCCTCCACGTTGTCTTCTGCGTCGTCTGCGCTTTCTGCGACTTTTGCGCTTAGAAGGACAATAGCAGATCGGTTTTCCCGTTTTTGGACACCGACGCTTACGCCCGCGTCGTTTACGTCGTTTACGTCCGCCCTTCTGGCTACATTTCCCCCAAGCAGAATTTGTTGATTTGGGAGCTCCTATTACTCTATTATTTTTGGCATAATAGTATTCGCCATCATGAACCTTTGTAATACCCGGCACTGGCACTTTTACTGGACCAAATGGAGGTAAAGTTGCTTGACTTGGACCTTGGAAGTTAGAAGGGGACAGCGGTACACGAATCCCAGAGTATCCGCCTCTCTGCCTTAATTTTTTCTTCGCATATGAAGTTCTTGAGTGTTTTTTGTACACACCTTTTTGACCGCGACTCTGCTTACATACTGTGTAACGACCGCCGTTCTTCCTGCGTCGGCTCCAGCATTTTGTTCTACGCTTTTTTCCACCAGATCTACGTCTTGTTTTACGCATTATATATACTATTAAGATATTTATTCAATATCGACATGAGTCAACATATGGCGGCGACAACACATTCTTGTCAATTTCAAATTATCCATTACTATACCTTCGGGCGTTTTTTGCGCACTATCTTTTGTCAAATAAACAACATCATCTGGATTATCGCCCCGTTCTATTTTAATCTTTCGTACTTCTCTTAAATAATATTGATACTTGTTCGCTAAAACATTTCCGCATGTAAAGCATTTCACTGGAATGATCATGGTTTAATTTATATATATTAATAAATATATAAATCAATTTTTCTAAATATTTATTTCTTTATTTTGAAAATGCAAACTATGTGTGCGATCAACATTATTTCTATGAATCATTCCTAAAGGACGGCCATTTCTAACGCGGACAGCAACGCATTTGTCTTCAAAATCATCTTTACCCTTGGCCCATCCGCAGCATTCCGTGAGATTACATGACGTATATCCTAGCTTATTACAATTTGCTTCTCCTGCATCGGCTGCCGACTGATTATGTTTACATAAATGCAAACCTAAATCCCTATCTGTTTCAGATAAAAATCCTTCTATCTCAACAACTCTTTGTAAAGTAGGATGGTTCTTGGCAAAATGTACATTTCGTACAGTTAAATATACAGTAATTAATAACAGTATCAAAATGGTGAGAATGATCTGCATTAAATATTTAGAGATGAACTTTATTGAACCAGCTATAAAATCAACCATATATATATTATTTGAATAAATTAAAACTCTTCTAGCCTCATTCCATCACTAGTCTTAATGCGCCTATGTTTAATATTATCCTTTGTAAATTTTAAATGACACTCACTGCAAATACTCATTAAATTAGCCTTGTGATTTTTATTAAAATGGTTTATAAATCCTTGGGTATCCGCGTCACGTTGTGGTTGCATATGGTGAATTTCCGTTGCCTTTTTACCACACATTTCACAATCATTTTTTAGCTTCGTACTATTATACCGCGATTGATCAGAATTTAAAATCGTATTTTGCTTATTACCATAACGACACCGTAATTTATTTGCTAAAGATAAAAATTCCGAAGGCATTGATAGGGCCTTACACACCTCTAAACCATAAAGCTTATTTCCAGCCCCATGCTTAAGTTTACGATCATATATTAGAGTTTTCTGTTTTTCATCATACCTCACAACCATATGTTGGAGAGATAATCGGGATAAATTGGCCAATTCTTCTCTTTCAGTAAGTTGATGGAAATGTGTAGCGAATAAAAAGGAAGCGTTTTTCTTATGTAGTATTTCAATGGCAGACCCGACAATGCATAACGCCGATGTTGTTTCTGTACCACTACACAATTCGTCTCCAAGGATGAGACTATTTTTATTTCCATACTTAAGTATGGCCCCTAACTCCGACATTTCAACAGCAAATGTGGAAAGTCCTTTAAAAATATCATCGTTGCCTAAAATACGTGTAAAAATGGCCGAATACGGTTTGTACGTAAATTCTTTGCAAGGAACGAAAAACCCAGCTTGGGCTAAAACAACTGACATACCCAGAGAACGTATTAGACTAGATTTTCCTACAGCATTTGTACCAAACAACATGATACCAGTATGGGATTCAGGCATTCCTATAGCAATATCATTCGGTACATAGATCTCGTTTGTATTAATATGCTCAATTAAAGGATGTCTTATATCTTTAGCATCAACAAATGACTGTAATGCTGTATCATCTATAATAGGTTTACAATAATTATACTGAAGGGCCACCTGGCTTCTGGCAAACAAGAAATCAAATTTGGTGATGTACGATATTATTACTTCAAATTCCAATTTATGTTGCAGAAAAGTCTCTACAAATTGATTGAACGTTGACTGTAATATTTCTTTAAAGTTAGACTTTGTTTGAGAAATTGTATGGTATACCTTTGTTATAACAACATTATCAATTCTGACATTACTTCCACTAGCCCGACTTTCTTTTAAAGGGCTTGACTCCAGTAGCAACTCTATAGCGAGATCTTTATCTCTAAACGTATAATTAACAACTGAGCTATATAATTTATCATTTTCTAATCTTTTAAATCGTGTTTTTGTCATCATCAGAAAAAGTCCACTTTTTTCTGTTTGGTGAATCTTAATAGGATTTTTCTCTTTTGGTAATCCCTTGGCCAAATGCTCTTGTATGGCGCCCAACTTAGCTAGAGCGTGCTCGTAAGCCTCTTCTGCTTCATCTAATGCAGGGAATATGCCTTTATTGAAAATATTTGAATCAAAATCTTTAAAAGAAATTTTGCTAGCAGCCTTAACATTCAATGTTTTATTAATTTTATTTTGCAATAATTTAATATGATCGGAGAGATTAGTAAAACTTAAATATAACCATAATTGTTTATCACTATCAATTGTCTTTTTAGTCTTTTTAATCGTTTTAAGATTATCAAATAGAATAGATAAATCAGACGGTACTATTCTCCGTAATATTAATTTTCTGAACAACCTCTCAAAATCAGTAATATTATTAAGCGATAGAGATAAGTCGGCCCATTTTGATTCATTCTTTTGCAGTTTGGAGAGATATTCAACTATATTATATTCATACTTCAGATATTCACTGTTTGTGGTAGGATTCAGTATTTTCTGCCTAAGATAGCGTTTTCCCATAGGAGTCTTGCATTTGTTTACTAAGGACAAGAGTGAAGAGTACTTTGACTTGCGACCAGTATCAATAATATTAAGTTGTCGCAAAGAATGGTTGGCCAAGCGCACCCTATCCTCCATATTTGTGAAGACTGGGATTTTTAATTGTTTAACAAGATCATTATTATGAAAATCCAAGAAATTCAATAGAAATACAAGAGCCTGTGTCGCAAATTCTTTTTCACGCAATGAATGTGTTTCATAAAATGCATCGTAGTCTTGAATATTATAATATTTGGTTAGTTCTTCTTCTTGATATGTTTGTTTTTGAGCATTCGCGACCGATTTAAACCATTCTCCTGTTTTATTTGCTATATGAACCTTATGAATAAGTTGACTTTCAATATCAGCAAATGCAATAATATCATTGATTTGGTCATCTTCACAGTTATGAATTATTACAAGTTCATTAGGTCTATAACTACAATAAAATCTCTCCAATTCATCAAATGTCGTCGGATTATGGAAATAATTTTCCACGCATTGGAATGTAAAGACGTCACCTGATCCTATGTCCACACATGCGATGCCGCAGCTCACTTTTGGATTTTTATTTAGTTTGGTCTTATCATATACTTCTATCCACACTGTCATAGTTCTATTAGTCCCACCTTCAACGGATTCAAAGTTTGTGCCCGGAGAGAAAATTCCCATTTCTTTCCGAATTTTTGGACAAGTTGGGTCTTGGCAGTGAACGGCCACTGTCCAACCTGCATCATTGAGTTTCTTTACATATTTTTCTAAATGAAGTTCGGGAAATCCACTCATAAATACCGAAAGTCCATCACATTTTGATCGTTTATTAGCAATTCGCATATCACAAATCCTAGAAAATTCTGTAATCCTATTGCTTGTAAATTCACCATTTTTCTTACAACAATAAACTTCATAAAATGATCCACATTGCATTAAAAACATTGTGCGTTCCCCAAAACGATTTACATACTCTTTTTCCTTTTTTATATAAGAACGAATCATTGCCATTATATAAAAGATAAAGAACACTTTTTAATATCGTTCTCTAATTGTCTAACTCCTTACTAAGGTAGTTATGTAACAGATTATCTGGATTCTTATTAAAAATATTGCCTGCTAAAAAGGAATCTTCATATAACTTCCTTAAAATATCCTCAGGCGCGCTTGTTCCCGCCTTAATGAGATTATGTTTTCTTAAATATAACTTTACCTCACTAAGACACTTGGATCGCAATACATCTTGTTCATTTTTAACTCGTTTTCTCGTCTTGCCCGATTTAATTAAAACGCCAACTTGTGCCATTTTTTTATTCTTTCCAAGATGGTGAATTTTAATTGTTTTTTTCCTCTTTTTAAAGCGCTTCTTTGGTTCTATTTTTGGAAGTGCTATTTTTTCCTTTAATCTCTCCAATCTCGTTTTTCGTTCTTTGACATCGTTAGTAGCTATTGGTAAGGGTTCAAAGGATATCTTCTCCTTTTTTGATTCATTTTTTTTTAATGTTTTTCTATATTCCGAATAGGTAGGCTTTATACCACCTTTCAAGCATCCATACTTTGGTTCTTTATGAATATTAATAACAGGTGGGGACTGGACGGGGGGAGGCATGATAACAGGAGAAGAAGGTGGGGCGGGTGGAACTGCGGGAGGAATTAACTTTTTAGTCAATGTCGGAGTTTCTACTTTTATACCAGAACTATCTATATTTTCCTGTTTACTTTTTGCCCGACGGGTGCGCCGCTTTTTCTTTTTCTTTTTCTTACTGGCTATAATTTTTTCAAGATAACCTAATTGATCATTAAAATCCTTCGTGAATTTTTCCGTAGCTTCTTCTTCTACTGTATCGCCACCTGATTGTATGGAGTTGTTGTGATGATCTTTTATCCGACTCATCAACTTTTTCTTAATATCATTTGGCTTTATAGAAGTACGCAAATCTTTACCTTTGGATCTCTGTTTTCTTGTTGATTTTTTCTTACCCCCTATTTGTAAAAAGTTTGGATTTATCTGTATAAGTTTTTTGCCACTCATTAATACTATGGATTATAAAAAATGCAAAGTATAAACGATTTTATATATACATGTGTTGAATAATTCCCATTCCTTTCTCCGTTCTCTCTTTTACCTCATTATTCGCTGTAAACATTTCAAATCCCCTATCAAGATCTGCTTCCGTAAGAACGGTTTTTTCATTCTTTGGTTTACAAAAAACGCGCCTACCATGAGCAATTTTAGTTTTTGCCAATAATGTTTCCATGTCCCTTCCATAGTATTTAAAATATTCCATCTTAGATTCAAACCACTTATCGTCTATTTCTTTATCTATAGACCATTTAATATCATGAATTTTTTTAATAAATATTCTTTTGAGCTCCGGAGCAGTATAATCGTCAGTATGAAATCTCCATGGAAATCTGGAGTCTAATCCTTGGTTATACGCGAAAAAACACTTATTTAAATCTTCCTCATAGCCAGCAATAATGACCATTATCTTTGATTTATGATCACTTAAAGCCTCACAAAGTGTATCAATGCATTCTTTGGCAAAACTGTCTTTCTTTTCACTGTTTCCCAAGGCATATGCTTCATCTATAAACAGCACTCCGCCCAAGGCCTCTTTAATAACATCCTTGGTTTTCATTGCAGTTTGTCCTAAATACCCTGCAATTAGATCAGATCTTGTAACTTTTCTAAACGTATTTTTATTAAGTATCCCTATAGAAGAAAATATAGAACCCATGATTTTTGCAACTTCGGTTTTTCCCGTCCCCGGTGGACCATATATAACAGTATGCATAAAGTCATTGTTTTTATCAAGTCCTTGTATGAAATAAATTACTTGATCTATTATTGAATCTTTAAGCTTATTCATACCAATCATAGCATTTAATTCACGCAAAGGTGTATTTATATTATGTAAAATGCCCATATCGATATTATATTCAGTATCAATCTTCAATGGAAAATCATCAATTAGTTTTAGAATATCGTCTAACCCATTTATTTCACGACTAATAAATACCTTTTTCTTTTCAATAGGGGGAGGAGGAGGTAATTGAGGTGGTATTTGTGGACGAGGAAGTGGTGGAAATGAGGGAGGAGCAATATGAATATTCCCATTGAGACCAGGAGCCCATGTTGCATTTCGCCGTGGACGATAGTTTTTACTCCAATTTGATACTATTGTGTTTTCTCTGGGTTTGTCTAAATCATCGTATAATAAGTTATATTTGTTACTGACGGTTTTGAGAAAATCATGTAAAGTTTCCTTTTTATCTTTATCAACTGGGACAATGGCCAATTGCTTCGTTTTATCTAATGATTTTTTCATATTATTGTGGGCGCCATTCAGTTTGTTATTCTTATTCCTGTTTTGCCGTATTTCATCTAATATAGAACGGAACGTCATATTAAAATATTGGTTAGTATCATTTAAATCTCTTTGATTATTAAACTTATAAATAAGATTTTTTGAAGGATCGTGCAATGTTATCTGGTTTTTTTTCTTATTACAACCATGTAGGGGTGTTAAAAAAGGATTAATTATCTCATTGTTGCTTGGATCAACTTTCTTATTAAGATTTTTTTTATTATTGTTGTCTTCCCCATTTTTATTATTGCGATTATTATTGTTGTTCATATATATTATTCAAATATTATTTTGATATTAAAGAATATCATTTAAAGATAAATTGAAATATAAATTAATTCACTAATGATAAGAAATCAACCTATGTCTGATTACTTACCAAAAGAAATAAATCAGGAATTATTTTGGAAAATTATTGAGGCTTATTTTGAGGGACAGCATTTAAAAAGATGCATTCGCCACCAGCTCGAATCTTATAATGACTTTGTAGTAAATCAAATTCAGAAAACTATTGATATGTTTAACCCAGTTACAATTAGATCTGAACAAGATTATGATAAAGAAGCGAAAAACTACAGATTGGAGTTAATCATAACATTCAATAATTTTCACATATACAGACCGCAAATTCACGAAAATAATGGGGCTACGAAGATCATGTATCCTCAGGAAGCAAGATTAAGAAATTTTACTTATGCATCCGCCATGACAGTTGATCTAGATATTAAGATTATTCATCGTTGCGGTGATAATCTATCTCAATGTGAGACGCATTATAAGAAGTTGCAGAAAATTCATATTGGCAAAATGCCAATTATGGTTAATTCGGCGATCTGTGTATTAACGCAGAATTCCCATTTGAATCCTGCGATTACCGGAGAATGCCGATTTGATGCGGGGGGATATTTCATTATAAATGGTTCAGAGAAAACCTGTATTGCACAAGAAAGAGCTGCCGAGAATAGGATTCAATGCTTCAATATTAAAAAAAATAATAATAAGTGGTCATGGCTTGCAGAGATTAAGTCTATTCCAGATTTTAAATGTATATCTCCGAAGCAGATTAATATCATGATAACGTCGCGAAATAATGGATTTGGTCACCCTATACAGGTTCAAATTCCGCGAATCAAACAGCCCATTCCTCTATTCATACTATTTAGGGCTCTCGGTATCACAGAAGATAAAAAAATTTGTTCCATTATTCTACTTGACATTGATTCAAAAAAAATGGAACGCATGCTATTCGCTCTTAAAGCTTCTATTATGGAGGCCAATTTATATCTTACACAAGAGGAAGCTCTTAAATATATAATTACCTATGCCATGTATACTCCCATTAATATGGAACCCGAGGAAGGCGTCCGTAAGAAGAAAGAATTTACAGAGAACGTTCTTAATAATGATCTTTATCCACACTGTGCTACAGAAAAACAAAAGCTTTATTTTCTAGGATATATGACCAATAAGCTACTTAGTACTAGTTTTGGTTGGAGAAATACCGATGATCGCGATGCTTATTTCAATAAAAGAATAGATCTTACGGGAACTCTATTGAATAATCTATTTCGTAATTATTTTAACAAACTGGTGAAAGATATGACAAAACAAGTTGTTCGCGAAATAAATAGTGGATCATGGAGATCTACAGAAAACTTCATGAATATCATTAATAGAACCAATATTTATAAAATAGTAAAGTCAACGACAATTGAAAACGGTATTAAGCGGGCGTTGGCCACAGGAGATTTCGGCGTTAAGAATTCTAATTCAAATAAGGTCGGCGTTGCACAGGTTTTGAATAGATTAACATATGTATCAAGTCTTAGCCATCTTCGCCGAGTTAATACGCCCATAGATAAAAGTGGAAAACTTATTCCTCCTAGAAAGCTTCATGGTACCGGTTGGGGTTATATGTGTCCAGCTGAAACCCCAGAAGGAGCACCTGTAGGTGTTGTCAAAAATCTGTCATACCTTTGTCATATAACTATTAGATCCAACAGTCAACCAATCTATGAGATGATCAATAGTCATATTAAACCCATTGATGAGTGCGAACCAAAGGAACTTTATGAACAAGTTAAGATTATTATTAATGGCGCGTGGATCGGAATATCATCAGATCCCTATGGATTATATCAATTCTTGAAGACAAAAAAAGCAGAAGGTATTCTTAACATTTACACTAGTATCATATTTGATTGTCCTGCTCGTGAACTACGCGTCTGCAATGACGCGGGTAGACCAACGAGACCACTCTTGCGCGTGCAAGACAATAAACTACATATAACTCCCGCAATAGCAAAACGTATTATGCAGGGTGAACTATCATGGGATGATATGTCACTAAATCATACCATTGAGGATACTCTTCTTGAATATATTGATCCTGAAGAACAAAATTATAATATGATTGCAATGGGTGTTGATAAACTTTATAAATCAAAAAAGTACAGATATACTCACTGTGAAATACACCCAAGTACTATATTTGGTATATTGGCCAGTTGTATTCCCTATCCCGAGCACAATCAGTCTCCAAGAAATACCTATCAATGTGCCATGGGTAAGCAAGCTATGGGAATGTATGTGACTAACTTTGATAATAGAATGGATAAAACAGCATATATCTTATCCACACCAATGCGCCCTTTGGTTGATACCAGACTAATGAATTTTATCAAACTGAATCGAATTCCATCAGGCGGCATGGTAATCGTCGGTATTATGACATATGGGGGATACAATCAAGAAGACTCTATTCTCTTTAATCAAGGGGCTATTGATCGCGGGATGTTCTCAGCTACCATCTATCATTCGGATAAAGATGAAGATAAAAAGATTCATGGAGACGAAGAAATTCGTTGCAAACCGGATAGTTCAAAAACAAAGGGGATGAAGTTTGGAAATTATAACAAGCTTAATAATAAAGGTGTAATACCTGAAAATACACTTGTGGAGAATAAAGATATTATTCTTGGAAAAGTTATTCCCATCAAAGAGAACCGAAATGATCATACGAAGGTAATTAAATATGTTGATCATAGTAAACTTCATCGCACTCGTGAAGAATGCTACATTGATAAAAACTATATTCATCGTAATGGCGATGGATATACATTCGCAAAAGTAAGAATTCGTACTTTTAGAAAACCTGTTATAGGCGACAAATTCAGTAGTCGCCACGGACAAAAAGGTACAATAGGGGTTGTTATACCAGAAAAAAATATGCCCTTCAATGAACATGGTGTTCGTCCAGATATTATAATAAACCCACATGCGATCCCCTCGAGAATGACAATTGGCCAGCTCAAAGAGACCCTTTTAGGAATACTCCTTTTGGAATTGGGTTTATTCGGAGATGGAACAAGTTTTAATGATTTGCCTGTATCTAAAATTCGGGAATTATTATGTGAACACGGCTATGAAAGTCATGGTAACCAATTACTCATGAATGGCATGACTGGAGAACAGATTGAAACATCTATATTTATGGGGCCAGCCTTTTATCAAAGGCTCAAACATATGGTCAATGATAAACAGCATGCAAGAGGATCTGGTCCAATGGTTGTTCTGACGAGGCAACCTGCGGAAGGGCGAGCACGGGAAGGTGGTTTGCGCTATGGTGAAATGGAACGCGATTGTATGGTTTCGCATGGCTGCGCTAGATTTACAAAAGGAAGGCTATATGATTCTTCTGATAAATTTGTTGTTTATTCCTGCCGTCAATGTGGTATGTTTGTCGTATTTAATAATAAAAAGAAAATCCACCAATGTAAAACATGTGGTAATCGTACAGCATTTGCTCGCCTTAACGTACCATATGCATTCAAGTTATTATGTCATGAGCTAATCACTATGAATATTGCTCCTCGCGTAATTACTGAATAATAAATATTTAGAAAAATTCTCTCTCTTATTACTAAATGGAAAATATTTTTAATTCTTTATATCCCAATCATGAAAAGAGCCTTTTTAATTTTAAAAATAAATTCCCATTTGAGAAAAGATACGCAGAAGCGAATAGAATAAGATTAAAGTATCCTGATAGAATTCCTATAATTTGTCAGTTAACGGGAAAGAATATACCAGATTTAGATAGAAAAAAGTATTTAGTACCAGATGATTTAACTCTTGGGCAATTTATGTATGTTATTAGAAAACGTATAAAATTATCTCCTGAAATGGGTATTTATCTTTTTATTGGAGAAGATAGTTGTATACCTAATAACACGAGTTTGATTTCAAGTATCTATGATGAATATCGCGATCAAGATGGATTTTTATACATAAATTACAGTGGTGAAAATACTTTTGGATAAATATTTATATTTAGTAAATATATATGTCTTGTGGTTTTGGACTGTCATTTTTTCCCAATCAATATAAATCCCCTACGGGATTAAAACGTGCCGGTTGTCCCATTCGGCTCAAAGAACTTAATAACGCAAGGAAGCCAGCGCCTACCAAGCTCAAAGGTGCTCAGGTGGCTCGTGAGAATTATATTAGACGGCGTGTAGCAACAATTAAGCAAGTGAAACCTTGTCTTCCATTAGATAAGAGATTTAAAGGGGAGAATTGTAATGAAGATTACGCGTACGGGCCAGTGTTTGGTATCGCTAAGGGTCCACGATACGGAGGACGAAATGGGAAAGGTTGTAAAAGTGGCGGCTGTTTAAATGTTTACTACGCAAATGGAGGCTCGGGTTCAGATGTTGTACAATGGAAGAGATTATATGGTGGCTCACGAACATTATTCTCTACAAAGGCCTGTAAATACGGTTGCTGTGGAGATGTTAATGATGGGGGTCTTAAAAAGGGCTGTTATTGCTATACATTGCAGGTAACTTCTGATGTCACGCTCAAGGTTGGAGATGTTTTGTGGCCAGCTAAGGGGAATAATTCGCCTCCTATTGATGTATTTGATGCTATTGTAACTTCTGTTGCCGGAGCGACTGCAACTGTTCGCTGTAAGAATGAATTTAGTTATATGAGTCAAATTATTAATTTTACAAAGAGCAATACTCCTCTGTCAGTTTACCGTAGAGATATACTGAACAATTGGCGCACCATTGGTACAGTAACTAACAGAACAACAGTAAAACAGGAGAATTGTTAATTTTATATTATCTAGATACATAATATATAATGAATAAATTTATCGCAGAATTTTTAGGAACAATGTTCTTTCTCTATGTGATTTTGGCAACTGGTTCGGCCTTACCCATCGGTATCGCTTTAGCAGTAGCTATTCTCACCGTTGGTCGGTACTCTGGTGGAAATTTTAATCCTGCTGTCTCTGTTATGATGGTAGCAGCTGGCAAATTGCCTTCAGATGATCTTTTGCCATATGTTTTAGCACAAATCGCCGGGGGTCTCTGTGCCTTGGAATTATACAAGCGCGTAAAAGTTTAATATAATTAGAATTTCTTTCTAATCTAATTATATATATAATGCCAAGGAATTACACAAGAAGAACCCGAGGGGGAAAACGACGCAAAAGAGGTGGTCGCCGCAGGTCAATGCGTGCTGGAGGTGTATATCGCTCTGTTGATGCCTTCACTGGAAAAGGTACCGAGGTTAAGTGTTTAGTACCACATGCATTGGCGAATAAAGATTTTGATGATGCTCTTCGGACAGCAATTAAAAAGTTGGAGATAGCTGAGAAAAAAATTGCTGCGATAAAAGAACCCTCGCCAAACCCTATTGCAGCTACTGGGGTACCCGGTGTACCAGCTGTCACAAAACCCGTAGTTCTGGCAGCAGCTTCTGCAGCACCAATGACCGCTACAAACGAAGACAGTAGTGTAGTGAAAGCTACTGGAGGAGTTTTGGCAAGTGGTACCGAGACAGCGGCTGCAGCTGCAGATCTTGCGACAGCTACAGGTAAAAAAGCTCTCGATACCGTAACTACAATTGCTAAAAATACAACAGAAGGGGCTAAAACCACCGCCAAAGGAGTTCTAGATAAGATGAAAGATTTTTTTACAAGAACGCGCAGAAATTTAAACGCCCCGCCAGTTACTACACAGAATCTTGCAGCTCCCGTAGTGGGTGGGGGACGGCGACGAAGGAGAAGATTTAGAAGAGGAACAAAATCAAGAACCCATTCTGGAAAAGATTTTGAAACTCGCAAAAAATCTAAGAGATATAGACGTAAGAGTTTTAAAAGACGATTCGGGCGCGTCACCGCTAGAGCGCCATTGTTCCCATTTGTGGGCGGAAGACGTACTCGCAGGCGCAGAGGAGGCCGCAGTAAACGCAGAAGACGTTAAGTTAATTTCTAATCATTAATTATAATGAATAGAACTAGAAGAAAAGCCAATCATTCCGCTAAGAAAATAAATATTCGTTTTAAAACGACGATGGATAATTTAGCACCAATAAGTAAGCGCGCTCTATCTAAAAACGGTCCTTATATTGATGCACATTTTAAAAATATTGATTCAAAGAATCCAATTGGCCAGACCTACTATTTAAGACCAATTACAAAGTATAATTCTGCCAAAAAAACTCTTACTATACAGCTAACTAAAAAACAACCAACCGTCCATATGAATAAAAATGCTGTCTCAGACCAAGTTGTATATAGTGGTAGTATAAAAATTAGTAATTTTCAATATGGGAAATATAATAAGAACTCGGTCGTTGAGGCCAATTTAACATTATATAATAAAACCGGGAAGGAATTAATTGGATTTCATATTCATGATGGAGAGATGGCGACCAAAAAACCATGCCACGGGTTTACAAATTTTGGTCCTATTGTTGTCTTCTTATATACGACAGCATATTGGAATGTGAAGAAGGAGGAGTCGGCTTTCCCGCTCCCTTCGGATGATGTCACTCCCATGACAAATTTTACATTACATTAGTATAAATTGTTCTAATAGACTAATTTATATCCCATTTGGCTCTATATCATCATCATCCTGCATATCCCATGAATGATATAGATTCCAACCCTTCCAACCAGTACGGCCCGCTCTACCAAGTTTCTTTTCCAGGAAATCGTATAGCTCTTTCCCACTCGGTACCTTACCACCATACAACTCAGAATACCACTCTTGAAATTCATGTAGAACATCTGTTTTCTTGATACGACCGCTTTCAAGTTTGACAATTCTTTCCTTCATGAATCCTGTAAAGTAATCCTGTTGAGCCTTGTAATTCTGACTTGAGGCCATCACTTCTGGACAGTCTGCCACCATACCATTCGTCTCAAACAATTTCTCTACGAGCATTGCTGTAAAGATAGGCGCCCATTCCTTGAATTTCTTATCAATATTTCTATCAACTTGAAATTCATAATCGTTTGGGTCCTCGGATGGATTATCAACAAATCTAGACACAAAATCACATACACGAATTCTGCGCCAGGTACCATCATCACTGCTTGTAATATCAAATAAATGATTGGTACAGACTGCTAGTGAGAACTGTGGAACGAAAGTGACCGTATCTTTAAATAATGCTCTACCTTGGATTGGATCCCCGCCAGTTAATTCTTTCATAATTCCCTCATTTAGTTTCGTTGCCTTTGATGGTTCTTGCATTACAGCATATCGCAAACCTTTCAATTGTGCGATTTCTGGAGATACCCCACCAATACTACCTCGTTTCTGCGTAATTAGCGCAAGAGGCACCGACCCTTTATAATCACCTAGTACTAACGACATAAGTTCAACTAGCTTTGATTTTCCATTCCTACCGCTACCAGTATAAATATTGAAAGTTTGGTTTCGATTATCACCACGCAGAACACTTGCGAGATGTTCCCACATATATTTATTTACATTTGGATTGGGAAACAACTGTTGAAAGAATAGTAGAACTTCGGCACGAATTCTCATATGCTCCGGATCACTATGATCTATCGGGATGTAATCAGTATGAGTACACAATGAAAGATAATCATCTGGTTTTCCCTCTCGGAATTCCTTGGTGGCTATATCCAAAACTCCGTTTTTAAAACAGATAAGTTCAGTATTGGTATCTAGTAGGTTCATGAAGTCTTTATCAAAGAACACCTCACAACATTCTCGCATGATATTTTGTTTCCACGCGGTTTTCTTGAGTTTCAATGCCATTTTTGATAATTTATCTGCATTCATTCGCATATTTTTAACTGCTTCAGATTCTGCAGCATCAGGCCCATTATCATCCAGCGAGGACAAGGTATCCTTCACCTTTACATGATATATCTTTGAAATTCGCGATGATAATGCATTCCGCAGTGTTGTCCCTGAATCTATTTCAGACCACCTGCCTTTTTTATATTCATACCATAATTTGTTTCTGATATTGCAACATTTATATTGCCCTTCATAAATAGTATACACTAATTTTGCAACATCATATTCGGTCTCTCCATCCAATGTTCTAAAGAGATAATAATCAATTGATCCCTTTTTAATCTTTTCATATGCCGTTAGATTACACTCTTTGGCCCAGTATCTTAGACTCCCCATGGTATTTCCGGGTCTTCCCATATTTTCCTCCCAAAGTTTATGGCAATCATTTGATATCCAATCAAACTTTGTACTTTTAGCCGAATGTAGCAACCAACAGGGATAGAGTAGCGGAGATATAGATTTTAATGTCCAACCCACTTTCATCCACATATCATACGGATCATAATATGCCTCATTCAAAATCATTGCAAATTTATATGCCATAATAATATGATAGTGATCTTGAATCTCTGCAAGCTCTAGAATTTTATTCATAACCATTTCACATTGTTCAGCTGTTTGTATTGCTGGAAATGCATTCATGCATGAAACCATCGTCTTCAGAGTTGTATTTGCTACAGTGACTGGTGTTTTCTTCTTTACTCTTACCTTTTTATTCTTATTTGCTTCTTCTTCTTTTGCTTTGTCAGTGAGTTCCAATTCTTGAAAACTAGTATTCCGCGCAGATAATTGAGTTAAGAATGATGGACTAATTTTTTTTGGAATCTCATCAATTTGGAATTCAGGATACTCATCGGCATCTAGTGTGATATTATAAATGGTGGTCAACTTATATTCATCATGTCCGGGTTTACAAGATCCATATAATTGCCAATTTGTTTTACCTCTTGAAATTCCAATATCAATTAGCTGTTCATAACTATTAATTAATGGGAGATCTCCATAAATATCCCCAATCTCTTCTATAACATGGTCTCTGAGTACCATTTGACATGCATGGGACATAGTTAATCCAAATATCAAGTGAATACCATCCTTAACACAATCATCGGTAACATTTATCTTATCTTTCTGCATCACAAATACCGGAATATTAAAATCCGCCAGTTGTTCTTCTTTTATCAATTCCTTTAGTTTGTCTATATAAAGACCAATGATATCCAAAATATGCTCATCTGTATGCTGTCTTTCTGTAATACTTTTACTATAACGTTCATCAATATCTACAAGTACTGGCCCTTTCTCGGGAAGTTGTACCTCTGTTAAATATGATTTTTTTTTTCCAATTAATACTTCCTTTTGATACAATGTAAAGAAGTGCTGAGATAGCTGGTCTGGTATGGAATAAGACCCACCGTAGATTCCTAGCTTTACATCTCCTATTTTTGTGTGCGTAATAGGTGTACCTTCTATTGATTTATACTTGGTTAGGAAGCCATCTAGTGTTTTTGGATTGTCTGCCATATTTTGGTATATATTGACCAATATTTTTTTATATCAATTTATTTTAAAGAGAAGATAAATCTATCTGTTCTTACCACTACATAATAGATGTTGAAATAAATAATAATTGTAATATATTTAAATATTTCTAAACATATAGACATATAATGTCAACTGTCTCCACGAAAAAAAACAAAACAAAAAATGTAAAGTTAACTACACGGTTGTTAAGAGATGTTAGAAATATTATTAAAAATCCCTTAACAAGCAATGGTGTCTATTATGTTCACGACGAGAGTGATATGTATAAAGGTTATGCAATGATAATTGGTCCACCCGAATCACCGTATGAGGATGGTTTTTATTTTTTTGAATTTACATTTCCCAAGGATTATCCCTTCTCTCCACCAAAGGTAAAATATTGTACAAATGATGGCAATACGCGATTTAATCCCAACTTATATCGCAATGGTAAGGTGTGTGTTTCTGTACTTAATACGTGGAAAGGGGAACAGTGGACGTCTTGTCAAACTATAAGAAGCATCTTAATGACGCTAGTTACATTATTTGTTGCAAACCCTCTTCTCAATGAGCCTGGATTTACAGAAAAAAATACAGCATGTAAACCATACAGGGATATTATTGAATATATGAATTATAAAACAGCAATTCATGATATGCTTTCACGTCGTTTTCTAACTGAACAATTTCTAGGGTTTTTCCCAATTATGAAATCTCATGTAGAAAAAAAGGGAAAGGCGATATGCGAACGCTTAGATAATCTAGCTAAATCTGAAATTAATGGAGCCTCCGCAAGAGTTAGTGTATATAATATGTCTATCGATAAATTTGATTATGTGGATGTGCTAGATAAAATGAATGTAATATTGGCATCAGTTTAATAATATATTCTAAAATTGAAATAAATAAATCTATATAGTCTTTATAACAAACCATGCACTTCTGTACAGTATGTCAAAACATGTACTATATACGATTGGCCGGAGAGAATGAGGATGAACTAATCTATTATTGTAGAAAATGCGGCCATGAGGATAAGGATATTATTGCTTCTTTAGAAAATATTTGTGTTTCACGCTCTGACAAAAAAACTGCCTCATCATACGATCATATTGTGAATAAATATACAAAACTTGATGCCACTCTACCTCGTTTATACCATATTAAATGCCCTAATGCTAGCTGTGTAACAAATATTGCGAAAGAAACGGAGGAAGAAGGCAAGGCAGATGAAACTCCTACCACTGAGCCAAATGAGGTGCTTTATCTTCGCTATGATGATGCTAATATGAAATTTGTTTATATTTGTACGCAATGTGATACAGTCTGGAAAAGCGCCGATGATAAATAAATTGATTAATTATAATGTAATAAAAATAATATCATATTACACTATATTAATGTCAGATTCAGAACAAGAAGATATTATACAAGTTCCCGGCGAAGGGGAAACTACAGAATTAGCAACTTCTACTGAAGGTGAAGATATTGATACAACTTCTATATTATCAGATTTAGAAGATGCTGAAGAGGGTTCAGTTGCTGCTTCCGATCTCTCGCGACCGTCAACTCCCGATTCTGATATTGATGAAGACGAGGATACGGATGAAGAGGAGGATGAGGAAGAGGGTGAAGAGGATGATGAGGAAGAGGAGGACGATGATGAGGAAGAGGAAGACGATGATGAAGAGGTGGAAAAAGACGTTACACCGGCGGAGGAAAAAGTTGAAGAATCAAAATCTTCAGCCATTGATGTGATTAATTCCTTGGAGAGTGATAAAGATGATACAGATACAGAATCAGAGGTTGAAGACGAAGAACTCTTTCAAAAATTAGCAGCAGATATTGAGTCCAGTGTTCTACTAGATAAACATCCAGGTATAACACAAAATAGCTATGATCAAATTTTGACATTATCTAAAGTTGTCAGGAATGATAAAGGAGAAATTGTTGATGATTTGCACCGAACTTATCCTTTTATTACTAAATATGAGAAGGCGAAGATTGTAGGTGTTAGAACAAAACAGCTTAATAACGGTGCCGATCCTTTCATCGAAGTGAATCCAAATATCATTAATGGTTATAATATCGCCTTACAAGAATTTGACCAGAAAAAGCTTCCTTTCATTATCGCAAGGCCATTGCCAAATGGCGCAAGAGAATATTGGAAATTATCAGATCTTGAGATGGTTCATTACTAATTTCTGGAAAACCAAGGTTTACCCGAAATGCCCCATTGGGCTCCAAGGAGAGATCCAATACACCCTGCTAATCCCGCTGTCTTCCAACTAGCCAAATAATCTGGCTTGATATTACTCGTTAACATCCAACCCATCATTACAGCAGCTCCAGAGCATAAAGCTGTGGAACTGGTCACGCGTAAAAGTTTTGATAAAGAGTCATGATTATCCATTTATGTGAATAATAATGATTATCTATTTAAATATTTTCTATTTTTAACTAAATATGAAAATAATTGTTTCTTTGACATATTTGGATTAGTATTAGAAAATAACCGACCTGATTGTTTTTGAATTCTCAAGGTTCCATCTCGACTTCCTTTGTAACCAATACATTTTCCTGTGGCCGGATTTATATTGGGATTACATACCGGATTTCCCCGCCCTCTTGATATTATAGGGTATAGTTTAGTATTTGTCGTGGATTGGTTCCAGCGACCACGTTGGTTTCTGGGATACGATATGTCACCAAGGACAAGTCCTCTATTGTTTTTCGTTATAAATATTGATCCTAGTGAACGCCTTTTGGAGAGATTTCCATTTTTAAACCACCCGAATTGACCATGACAGCAATTATTGGTATTTAAATTATCTGGTATATTTGGATATGAATTAAAATAATAATCTTGGCTAAAAGCTGTATTATATTGCGTATTTGGACGGTCTGTCTTCGCTCCAGTACCCTCACAAATTATAATACCTCTTTTAACATACTGAAAAATACATTTATCACAGCAAAAATTTGTTGTGATTACAGTAAATTGCGGCCCTGGAGATACATCCCACTCCGGCATGCCGCTTTTCAAATTTCCCACAGCATCGGGCGCCGGCCACGAACCCGTCAATGGTTCAATCCAAAAGTTTTTACCCAGTGTATCACTAGCTAGAAATTTCCCAGTTGCCCCCGTGTTAGTAGTAATGATAGAGTTTACCTGCGGTATACTTGTAGGTAATGTAAGGGTTATCTGTATATATCCATTTGAATTACATGGAATAGGTTTTGGACACCCACATTCCCAAAATCTTATATCTTCCGTAGCCATTTGCTTATAATATATGACTATTAAATTAGATTATAGGTATTATTCCGCACTCTCTCATAACGCGCTCGAGCCGACTGGTGCCACTCGGGTATACGATTCCTACAACACCATTCTTCAATTATAGCTGTGTAAATGAACATTATTAAAAATACTGAATAGTAAATTGCAAAGAATCCTAAATATAAAACAAATATTATTGCCATTGGGTATACTAGTTGACTGTTTTTAAATTCTTGACCTTATTATTAACAGACGCGGGGTTCATATAGTGGGACTCGCTCGCAACTAGATGCAGGTAAAGCTGCATTACTCTCCACACCAAATGTATTAACACCTTCTTGAGAATTAGTATTTGTATTAATATTCTGACATGAAAAATTTTGTTCTGGATCAATACCTAATCTACTATTAATCATCGCCGGTGTCATTACTTTGATATCACCCCAAGTCAAAGATGAATTGGGTGTTTTGCAACAATTGGAAACTATTGTATCATCAATCTCTTTTTTTGAGGGATCAACTGTATAGTAGCCACATGGATACTTTTCCGATGGCCTGACATTGATTACTCTACCATTTCTGATTACTAACCCAGAATTATTATTTGTAGATGGCGCCATTATACGTGTTTGATACTCAGAAGTCTGTTGTTGTAATTGAAAACATTTCCAATTCACTCTTCTCCACCTTCCCGTAGAGTTATTTGAAGCATATTTAATTAGTTTCGCGTTTGTCATACGTTTAGATTGCTGAGATGCTGATGGAGCAATTACACTATTACTAGGAGTTATAATTTTAGGACAAGCGGGTCTATTAAACCCCAAACATCCGGCCCATCTGGGTTTCCGATGTCTGCGTATTTTCCCACAACAATAACAATCATTTTGCATTGTTTTCATTCTTAATATATATTTATATTAAGAATTTAACATCTCCACCTATTGGCGCAACTCAGACAACAAACGAATGTTGTCATTGGCTCATCTGCAGACCGAGTTTGAAGCTGATAGTATGTACATTTTGTACCTTTACATTTCCAACACGTAAATTCATCTGTTGCCGCAGAATAGTCTACTTTCGTCGCGTTATCATCGCGCTCTATTTTATCTGCTATTAGTTTATTCCATTTCTCTGGACACATTTGGTGATGTTTCATAAATGCAAGTTCATGCGGTTGAAATTCTCCTTTCTTAAGTCTTGTTAGGAGAGTAGTATTGTTTACAATACCTTTTTTGTTGAGGTTATTGTATATACTACGAAACTTATCCAAATATAGCATTACGAAAAACGGATTATCCCATTTTCTAACTACGTTACGGTCCTTGGCCGCCTTGATGGTATAATTAAATATACCTTTTTCTAGATTTTTAGTAGTAACTTTCTTTCGGATGAGTTTATTTAATTTTTTCACTATATTTGCCCTAAAGGTAGGTGGATCTGAGACCTTTATACGATTCATTGTTTATAATGTAAACAATATTTTTCATTTAAATCAATTTATTTGTAATCATAATCTTCCTCGGATAATTCTGATCCACATTCCATTTCATCCTCATCGTCGTCATCTTCTTCGTCGTCTTCATCTTCCTCTTCTTCATCTCCCGTTTCTCCTCCATATTCTACATCATCCGCATCTTCATCTTCCTCCTCGTCGTCATCCTCGTCATCGGGAATAAAATCTTCATCATCTTCTTCTTCATCGTCGTCTACAACAAATCCATCTTCTTTTGAGTAACCCTGAGCTGTCTTAAATTGTTCTGGAATCTCTTCCTCCTCCTCAGTGTCCTCAGAGCATAGATCTTCAAAGCCTCCCATGCATTTTTCATATACCTTGGCCCAATCTTCTTTGGTAAAATCAAGAAGTTTATTATCAGCAGGCTCCTCCTCAGAGTGTTTTATAATTGCCATTTTTCCAAAATATAAGTTTTTATCTATGGGGGGAGGCAATTCATATTTATTCTCGCCACCAGCCCGCCCAGTATCTCGGGCATAAATGGATACCCATTCCGATCCAGATTTCCATGTAGCTCGTTTTTCAAAATCTGCTGATTTTCTGAATTTACACTTTTTATAAAGTGTTTCAAGTGTGAGGTTTTTCGCCTTCTCGGTAGAGCAAGTGCCGTTCTTTTCGATTACAACAATCTGTAGCATTTTGTATATCTCTTGTTAAATGGGTTTAAATAGTTTATCAGAATATTATATTAAGAATGAGATACTATCCATGTAGAGAACTTTTACTAACTGATGTTAAAAAAAAACTTAGTAATATGGTAATTAAAGAAAAGAATGAAACTTGGTTATTGAGCCTACGTGGTATTTATAAATATGTTAATGATGATTTAATGATTTATAAATTCAATTTGAATGAGGAGGATAATCTATTACAGGATTACATTAATGATATTGATTTTATTACTTCTCCTAATGCATGGAAAAGAATAGAAGTTAGGCATAACATCCCATTGGCCAATAGAAAAATTAACGTAAAAACGTATTATTTCTCTCCAAATACGAAGTCAAAGTTCAAATTTGTGATGGAAGTTTATGACACTGGTAAAATAGATTACTATTTCTCAAGTCCAGAAGAAGCAGATGACTATTCTCTTAAAGAAGATATTTGTTCGTTTCTTAATGCTCTTACTTAATCTATCTAATATGTAATGTTATTTTGGGTATCACAACAAATAATAATATCGTTAGTTGTAATTATTTTGATTCACTCTATTTATACGTTCTTACAGAATAATTTAACGACGCCGAAAATACGTGATATGGTAAATCCACCAATTAAGAAATATGACGAAATTTACGAGACTATTAAGCAACCAGAACAAACAAACGATAGTTCATCCAATATGAAGAATGAGCTGCAAAACTATCTAAAAGAATTATCTGTTTCAATAAAGGACGATGGTCCGCAAGCCCATAATAATAAATTTTTGGATAATTTTGAAACTTTGTAAAGGGTATAAAGATATTGTGGTAACAAATATAAATGCATCTAAGCCATCAGGATAAGAATTTTGTGATGAGTAAATTCCCCCAAATTAAACTTTCTTATGTAAAAAAAGCTCATAAGAAAGTTTCTTCTGCAAATATATTTTTAGCAATACCAAAGGGTAAAAAACATTTCGCGTGGTTCATTCATTTTAAGAATAAATATATTTGCCTATTTTTGGAAATTGACAGAAAAGGACATAATATTAAATCTATTGAGATAAAAAACTGCTGTTTTAGCAAAAAATTATGTAGTGGTACAGGTACTATATTATATGGAACCTTGTTTACACACAATGGGCTACAGTTTTTTACCGTTGAGGATATATATTCTTATCTTGGAGAGAATTTTAATGATAAATCACAACTCGATAAATGGTCAACAATTCAGACCATATTTAATAGTTATATAAATCAAAATTTTCTAAACAATAAAGATATTATTTTTGGTATTCCCGTTATGAGTAAAACTAGAAGTGACCTTGAAATCCAGTTAGGTAATGTTATTTACCCTATATATTGCATACAGCACAGATACAATAAGAACAATCCTTGTTATTACAATGAATATAATATTTCAAGACATATAATATCAGCTAATTTTATCGTCAAGGCCGAAATATCAGATGATATTTATACATTATACTTGCTTAGTAAGAAAACGAATGAACGTAAGGAATTTAATCAAGCAATAATACCTAATTACAAAAAGAGCGTTTTTATGAATAGTATATTTAGAAATATTAAAGAGAATCGTAATTTAGATTTCTTGGAAGAGAGTGATGACGAGGAAGAATTTGAGAATATAGATGCAGATAAATATGTTGACACCAATAAAGAATTTATAATGGAGTGCGTCTATAATCGTAAGTTCAAACTTTGGGAACCTATGAAAATCAATGAAAATGGAAATGTTTCCTTTTTTGGAGATATCATGCGAATTGAAAAAAATAATAGATATTAATATATATAAGTCATGGTACAATTAACAAACCAATCCAATTCACATACAGGAGGATTTTTGAGCTCTAATGAGGGCGCAGTTACAGGTTGTACTGGAAAGGGTCAGGCCCCGGGTGGATCTTGCGGTATTAAACAATTTAAGGGTTTAGTCGGAGGTAGAAAACGTAGACGCTCTACCAAAAAGAGACACCGTAGAAAACATCGTCGCCGTCGTCGTCGCTCATCAAAACGCCGAAAAAGAGGAGGATCTACCGTTAACCGTTTGAACCCAAGAGAGGGTATGATTGCGATGTTATCAAGAGGAGGAAATGGGACTCGTTCAAGAGGATTTTCTGCGGCAGAGAGAGCAACACTTAAGGGAGGTTATGGCTCAACGCCCAAGACTAGAAAAATTAATATATATGAAATCAAAGATTATGCTTACAAAGGTGGTCGTCGGCGAAAGAAGCTTGCGCGGGGTGGGTATAAACTCACAAAAAGTTCACCAACTGAATCAAAGCCAAAAGCAACGGTCAAGTTTTCCGGTGGAGGTTACGGATTTACTACAGCTGACGCCAAGGGATCATTTGGAGCTCATTCGCTAGGACAAGGTAATCATAGTCATAGCACTCTACCAACTTCCAGATATACTAATTGTGGACTTTTCCCGAAATTTAAAATGGGCGCTGGAATGAATTATGTAGGAACAAAAGTAATTCAAAAGGGTGCTGGAGCCGCCCCCTTCCCAGGGAACCAAGCTATTCCTATTATGTCTACCGATGGACAAAATCAACTCTCAAATTCTAATTACGGTTATACAACTGGTAAGAACGCGGCCTTATTTGCCCCTGGTCATGCCCAAGTGACGAATCTTTCGCACAAACAACAGTGTAATTTAAGCGGTGGAAGAAAAAAGAAAAAAGGCGGCATGACAGTGCTTAAACATGCATATAACTCAGTAGTGTCCATGCCGGGAAAGGTTAGTTCCGGACTTGATCGTGCGATGGGCGATCCTTTTATTCACGTCTCTGCTTCCGGTGGGGGGAAAAAACATAAAAGGCGCAGAGCTCGGGGAACGAAAAAAAGACGCGGTCGCAAATCAAAAGGAGGAAGGAAGAAATCATGGGCAGTATATTGTGGTAAAAAAATTCGCCAACAAGGACTAAAAAATAAAAAAGGCGGTCGCCGAACTAAGAAACAGCGCGGCGGTTATGCCCAATATCAAAGTAATGTTCCATTAACTTGGACTCAACAGCTTCCCGCAGGACCTGCTGGAGGTTCTTGGGAAGGGCAATTAGCTTCTCCTCCTACCTATACAAGAACTGATATATGTCATAATAACTATAATCATTTTACGGGAAAGAATACACCTTCGCCAGTACTTGATCAGGCTGTCCATTAAATCATGCATTTACCAAAGGTAATATTAGTATAACGCTCTGGTTTATATTTTTTAGCTTTACAAAATCTGTGGGGTAACTCCTCCCATTCATCATTATCATACTTGTCAACATTTGTGTACATTACATTAAAATGTTGTCTATTATACCATCTTCGTCTCTCCGTCCAATATCTTTGAAAATTCGGATGAGTATCCACAATGTCCAAAACCAGTTTGTCACCTTTTGATCGCATAATACGACCAACACTTTGTCTTACATCTTTTTTCGGAGTCGCCATCAAAATAGTTGTTAATGATTTTATATCAAGAGCTTCTTCGGCCATCTGATATGTAGCAATCACGATATTTTTTCCTTCGCTAATTTTTAAATCTTTTTCTTTCATCCCGCCAATATAATATCCTACTGTAGCAAAACCTCTATGTTTAATTGCATCGTGAATATAAGTTAACTGAGTTTTTCTATGTCCAATTACCAGGATCTGCCCCTTGGACTTTACCCAATTATCTTTCAATATTTTCAATATAAATTCAGTTCTATGGGAAAATTCTGTTATTTTTGTTATCATCTTGACATAATCTGTCTGTCGTCTGTAGTTTTGCGCAACTTTATTATACTCATCATCATCACAGCTATACTCTATTGCTTTAACAGTGACATTTTCTTGAGCACCTCTCTTCCATCGCGCAACTATTGGTCCTATAAACATTTTAAATATTGATGATAATTTATCTTGTCTTTCCATAGTTGCTGATAAACCTAACATGTATTTTGTTACAGATTTAAATAAAACTCGGCTGAAAACTTCCGCGCTAATATGATGACATTCATCAATCACCGTAAATCCAAATTCTTTGAATATATCTTGACTATAGTCTTTCATAGATAAGGATTGTAGCATTCCAATAACAATATCTTTGTCTTCAATATCCACAACTGGTCCTTGAATTAAACCAATTCGCGCATTCGGTAGAAATTGGTTTAGTCTATCTCTCCACTGTTTGGCCAAAAAGTCTTTATGAACAATAATTAATGTTTTCTTTCCTAATTCGGCAATTATTTTTGTTGCGATTACCGTTTTTCCAGCGCCACAATCAGCTTCTATTAATCCACAACCATGCTTTTTTGTTTTAGTTAACCACTGATTCACAATTTCAACTTGGTAATCTCGCAATGTTCCATTGAAGGAAACGCTAATTGTGTCTCCCTCAGATATAATTACTTTTTCAGGTAAACCATAATTATCTAATCCGTAGAAACGAGGAAGGTATATTTTTGTGTTAGATTCGCGATATATAGGGAAACGTGAAGGTTTTGCCGGCGAAGTTTTAGGAACAAAAGGCATTGCTGTTAGTTCTTTCCGTATTAAATTAAGCTCATCAAGTTCTAAATTTTCTTTACGAATGGTATATCCTTTGGATCCGAGATAAACAGAATCTGTCATTAATAATTTATCCTATAAATGTTTATATACATTTCAATTTCCTTTAAAATAAATAATATAAATATATGATATATGGCAAATTTCTTTAATATTCCTAAAAATCAGACTGGGTATTATATGCTTGCAGCAGTAATGTGTCTATTTATTGTTTTACCTATCCAGGTACCTCATGAATTCGCAGCACTTATTGATTCAAATCTTGGTAAAATTGTAATTGTTGTTATCACGTTAAATATGTTCCTTGCTCATCCAATAGTCGGCTCTGTGGGAATTATTGCTGCTTATGAACTAGTTAAGCGTAGCGCAGGTCATGCTAGGAAAAAGGGTGGAGCAATGGCCAATTTTGTTCCGACTGAAGCAGTTAAAACCGGAAATCTCAATAAATTTAATCAATTCCCAATTACGGTTGAAGAGATTGTAATTAAACAAAAAATTCCATATTCATTTAATATCGCAAATCCTGCTTCCCATGCTCCCTATGTCCCCACTGCGGAAGATACCCATGATGCTGGTAGTATTACCAATTTGTTCCAATTAGATGCTTCTCATGCCTAATTTAATATGCTTCTTTTTAAAAGTATATTAAACAACCTCTGCTGTGATCACTGGATGATGGATGCCAGTTGCTGGGCCTGCCCGACCTGCTGAAGGCTTTCCGCGCACTCCACCACCGCCCTTCTGACCAAACACGCTCCATATTAAGGCGAGTACGATTAAACCACCTAATAATAACAACACAATAGTTGCAAAGGCAGACACGTCGGGTGGTTTTTTCTTCTTTGGGGGATCCATTCCATCTACGGGTTGACATTCGTCAAATATGAAATAATCTTGCGCCTGAGCATGAGGTCCAAGGGCACCACCGCCACCACCTACTGAGGCAGCATTTACCATTAACATTGGAGTTTTTTTGGCTACACCCGCCAATGTTTGTGTTTGTGAATAATTAACTGGAGAGATTAGCGCCTGTAATAATTTAAGATCTTTTGAAGAGATACGAGCAGCATTATTCTTTCCAAATACAATAACATTTACCTTACCGTTACAAGGAGGGTATGGGTATTTTCCAACGTAAAAATAAAAGGTGCTACTAGGAATCACATCATTTAAAGACCATTTAGAAACATTAATGCTCTGTTTATTGGGTGTTGTTTTGTCAGTGTTAGGTGTAATATTTGGTATAAGCTGTTCAAAAAAACTGTTAGATTTACCACGACCATTGCCTGCTATTATTGGTATACATACTAATATTGTATGCCCATAACCTGAATGAGAAATAATTAGTTCTGCAGGAACTTGTTGTCCATCAAATAGATGCAGCGATGGTTGATATAATCTTACATCATTGAGAGTTACCTTATAATCATTAAACCTTATATTATTGTTACCATCCACTTTAATGTCTAAATATGTGTTTTGATTTATAACCATGGCCGAACTATTCTGATTATAACTAAACTTATAAGAACACTCTTCTTTGCATACTTGTTTTGTATCGCGAATATTTACTGGTCCGGTATTACAACTCATTTAATATAATAACACAATAAAAAAATATCCATTTTATGTATATAAGTACCATGAAATTATCTAGAAAAAGATTATCAAAGATAAGAAGAGCGAGACATCAAACTAAAAAATCAAGACGACCAAAGAAAAGAGCAAGGCGCCGACATCGTAGAAGTTTTAGAAGGAATAGATTGAATATGGCAAAGAAAACACTAAAATATAGTGGTGGCGGTTTTGGCTTGGGTTGTCAGGATATAAATGGAAATATACTCCAACCTAAATGTAGATACACACTTGAGCTTCCTGGTAAAATCTTGACGCTATTAAATCTCACTCTTCAGGAACTCGAATTTTTGTGTCCACACCCTCTTGCCGAACCCGCGCTCGAAGAGGAGGAAGACGTTGGAGCTGAAGAAGGTAAAGATGCCGAGGGCGATGACGAAAATAAGGCACAAAGAGGAGCGCAGGTTAATCCTAGATGTAGTAAAGAGGCTACAGATTTTCTTCCGAAAGTCCAGGAGACCATTACTAAAACAGTAACGGATCTTAAAGAGGCATCAAAACAGCTGAATACGATGGAGCCTACGATGGTCAAAGGAACAAATGCTAATATCAGAACAAGAATAATAAAATTTAAAAAACTACTATCTGATACTACCGCTAATATTGAGAAATTTGTACCCCAACTCCATGGGGCCACAACGCGCATGGTGAATAGTAATAATTTTCGCAGTCGCAATGAATATGGATTATTAACTCAGATGATAGGAATTTATCAAAAACTAATTATATTTCAACAAAGGTTAATTCAAATTAGCTCTATGGAAATGGAGCAAGAGGCTATAGATACTACCCTCACACAATTGAACTCTAAATTATTAAGTTCACAACTTAAAGCGGGTACGACTCCTTGGGAAGGATTAGATGGCGATAAGAAGGTCAATGACATACAAAAATTAGCAGAAACATGTGATAATATGGAGAATGACGATACATCTCAATTTGTATGGGCTTACACAATGAAAAAGTTCAGTACTAAAAAGAAAGATAGATGTAAAACTTTTACAACTGCTCTTCGTTATATATATTTCATTATTTCGGGAACAGAGGGTATCATGGATACAAATGCCCAATGCGAAAAAGAAAATAAACGTAAAGCTCCATGGTATAAAAAACCAAAATTTATATCTTTATTGGCTGCAGGGAGGGATCAGTTGCCCGCTATTTACAGGATGTGTTTAACAATAGCTATTGGTATTTTATGGAAACTAGAGGGGAAGTGTAGATTATTAGTATATATGTTCTTTCCCGATTTTATAACATCTATTATAGCGCAATCGTGGAGAACAAACAAAGGGAAGTTGAAGGAGGAAATAAGAAAGGACTGGAGTTCTTTACAAAACTATTATAAACATGCGCGTGATTTGGTCGCAAGCCATGATGAACTAAAGAAAAATATTGGATGGTTAAGTTTGGAAACCGCATATGAAAATATAAGAACGGGTGCCAGAATGCCGAAGCGACATTTGGATATTAAACAAGAGGAACTTGTGATTGAAATAAATAGACAAGAAGCATTATTAAATCAAATTTTGAGTGAACCGGAGTTAAACCCTCTATATCCAGCCCCATCAACGAATGTCCCACCGCCGTACAAGAGTGCTACCGGTAAACAAGGTGGAGGACAATTTACCGATGAAATTCTCTCTGTTAGTCGTCGTAAGGGTATAAAAGGAGTTATTAGACGTTTAACTCGTTTCTTCATCTTAATGTTGAGTATACCTGATTTAGTAGATAATTGTCCCAACAATAGACAGAGTGGAGACAAGATGACTCGTGTTTTGGCTCAATTTGGTAAGGAAAAATTAGTATATATGGTTGATTTTAAAGAAAAATGGGAGGAAGAAGAGGAGAATATTACCGAAAAAAATGTTTCCGGCCTCGATACTATTATTGGGCAGTTTCATGCTGAGCTTGACCGCGAGAAAGATGATAACCCTGTCGCAGCGTTAGTGACTTATCAAGATTTTTTAAAAAATATTGGAGGGTTGAGTCAAAATGAGCAATTATTGAAGGTTGGAAAAATTAAAGAGGCTCGGGAGAAGTACGGCAAAGCAGAGATTGCTGCGGCGACCCTGGAAGGGGATAATATTTCGCCAATTCTTCAAGAATCTGTTCAAAGAGATTTGACAAGCAAATTACAAGCTATAGTCAGATGTACAATGCTACCTTCATACGATGATGCTATTTGTAAGAAGGCTATTAAGGATTTTGAAGAGAGATTGCAAGATATTAAATGGCATAGCAAAGAAAGAATGCGGAAGGCGTCATTACCATCCTCGGAACACGAAGAAAAGGAGCAGCCTAGTACTGACGATGATGATGATTCCGAGCTCGACCCGTATACCGCGGATGTGGCAGCGAGAGGAGGCGCCAGAATGAAAGCTGGCGAGGAAAGTAGCTGGGAAAGGCTAATAGCGGAGCAAAACAGACAATTGGAAGAGTATAGTGAAAAAGCTGCTAAGGCCCAGGAACAACTCAAGTCGTATAACCGAACCATCGCGCATGAGAAGCGACAAATTACGAGCAACTCTGGAAATCCCGCCGCGGCTGCTGCTGCGAGAAGGCGGAAGAAAGCGGCGGAAGCAAAGGCACTCCCGGTGATGAAACGGTGGAAAACATTCAATAGAAACATAGAGAAGATTCAAGAAAGAAGGAGAGGTATTTACGCAAAGATAGAAGAGCAGCGGAAGGCAGAGCGGGTTGCCAGAGACGCTCTACGCGCAAGCGCATCACAAAGATATGCGAGCCGAACGATGGAGGCGTTGGGGAAAGCTGGCAAGGTAGGAGAAGTCCCACGCGGGAAAGGGCGGGGAAAAAAGAAATCAAAGTCCCCTAGTAGATCCAAACCAAAGGCCGCCGCGGCTGCTGCGGCTCCGATACCTAGAAAGAAGAAAGCTCCGAAGAAAACTCCGAAGAAAACTCCAATAATGGAGTTGCCGGAGGGATGGGAGACGGGGTCAAGTATTGCTACCATGGGGAAGTCAACGCCAGAATCGGAAGAGATACAAAATTTGACCAAGAGTCCTTTTGCACAGGGAGAAGCTGGTAGTGATAGGGGATGGGATATTACAACACTGGATAACCAATTTCCTAGACCACAAGATATTAGTCTTGCTGATATTCACGAGGCCTTAGCCCGCATTATAAATGTTGAACATGCCGTAAGAGAGGATTTTGAAAGACGACAGGAGCAATTACGACATCGTAGGACAAGGGCTGCTGATAATGCCCAAGTGACACTTGAAGCACGTTATACTCCGATTATGGAGAAGATTAAAGAAATTCAGAGAATATTAATCGAACGAAACAAAGCAATTGGGGATGTAGTCGCACGACCAGGAGAAGAGGTTGATCCAGACGTTGAACAGGAATATGCTGAATTACAAGCACAACAAGCTGCTAGAACCCCCGAGGAGATAGCAGAGGAAGAGAGACGAGAAGCAGAGGAAGCGAAAGGAGAGAGGGCGGCGGCGGCCCTCAAGATACAGAAATGGAAACGACAGAAAAAGGCAAAAAAGGAAGTGGCCGCGAGACGTGCCGCCGTGCCGAAAATACAAGCATCTATGCGCAGACACCTAGTTAAAAAGAAATTGTTTAAAAAATATGAAAGCGAAATGGATAAAGCTAGAGTAGAGAGGACAGCGGCATCTGCTGTTGCACACCCACCGCCTCCGCTTGCCAAGCCATCAGCTAAACCATCAGCTGCTCTTCCTTATCCATCTTTATCCTTGGTTTTTACACCGGCAGCAAAGACATGGCGTGGTAAATGTAAAGAAGAAACAAATCGCAACCAATCTTATACCGCTCTCCAGATATTAGGCGGAGCATGGGGGTTTAAAAGTCCTGGAATTATCATTGCACAACATAAAGATGAGGATGAAGGGGTAATTGGATCCCCTGATATTACAGCTATGTTTGGCACCAGATGTTCTCGCCAAGGTTGTCTTGATAGTGCTCAACGAAGCTATAAAGAGTGGGTTCAAGGAGAGATGAATCGTATTAAATTATACGATAATTTAGAAGCATGTTGTGATGAAAATGATACAGCCACGCCCTGTACACAAGAAACGAAAAATAAAACAGCTAAAGCAAATTTAAAACGATCTCAACGAGCAGTAGTTGAGACAGAAATACCTAGTATTTTGGAATCTTTGAATAAATATAATGAATATACGAAAAGTTGGGAGTACCAAACGCGAGACACTCCTAATTGCGATGGCCTCAATTTGGACCCTATCAAACACATTGACAATACGGATGATATATACAAAGAACCATGCGGGCGTTTTATTGAAGCCATTATTCAGTACATTCAGCATCCCGAAGCCGGGGATCCTTTACCGGGAATAACGAAAGAAAATATCATCAGCGTATATAATTCAAATTTTACTTGGATAGAAATGATTGATTGGGGCAGCGACGAACTTACCTCCGCACTTAAAGAAGTGGATGAGGGTTATGTATATGAACGGCCGAAAACACAAGATGAAAAACTAAATAAGCTCAAATATATGATGAATAAATGGGGACACGACTCTATACGTCATTCAAAATTCAAACATATTGTAAAAAGAAAAATGAAGGGAATGATAAAGGACATTAGAAGCGAAATTGGAAACAAAGGTTCGTTACGAGCTGAATTAGAAAAGTTGAAAAACAAACTCGAAAAGGAACCCATACCTTATGTTCCTGACGCTGGAATGACTGCATCCAGTATTGTCAGCCGACCGCGGCGACAGTTCAAGGGTACGATGGGGGGTGCACAGCAAAAAGTGGGTAAAGTGGTCAACGAGACTAAGGAGGGAGATGTCGTAGTGATGGGCACATTGGTGAATGATGAAATATGGAATATACCTGGCGGAATAATATATAATGCAGAAGATTTCACGCTGCAGGTTGACGGACACGGTGGTGATTTTGTGAATTGCGAGTCTAGTCCTTGGGGAGGAGATGATAAAAATACAGAAAAATTGGAAAGATTTCTTGAAACCTGGAATGTTCAAATTACAAAGGTAGGGAATTTTGAACTTACTTTTACACCACCCCCCTTAGATAAAACCCTCCCTGACCCCATGAAAGAAATGTATCAATTATTAGGATTTGTGCTCAATAAATATGATCCAGATCTTGTCAAAAAATTTCGGAATACATGCTATGTTATTTCACCTGAGCCAAAAGCGGAAACCTATAAAGCCGATCCAAAAATATGGTTAAAAAGGAGTAAGCAATTAGAAAATATATTCGGCGATTTAAAGACCGTTGCTGCAATAGCAAGGAAAGTACTATCTAACTTTCCAGTAAACTCTACCGTGAATCCCGACGTGTTGAATTGGATTAATTCAGAATATCCTAATGTTGTTTATATTTTAAATGAAATTGTAAAGTATTATGTTCTTGTGGATAGTAAAAAACTACATGATTATCTAGCTGTGCTGTATCCAGGAACAATTGGTCAGGCAATGAGAGATATTGGTGAATGGACTGGTAAAACTTTTGGAAGTCACTGTCTCCCTAGTACAAAAATAGGTAATGCAAAGCTAACTGAAATTGCAGAGATATTATGTCCTATACTGGATCAATGTGGAAAGAATGATGCGGCGCTCCAAAAAATAATTTTCACTGAAATTATTAAAGCAGTTGACCCTTTATTAAGAGGAGAAATTGATTTGACTGTACATAGATCGCTTAGCAAAATTTTCGGAGATTATGATATTGGCCAAGATGGCAGTCGGACCGATTTGGCTAATGATATATATAATAAATTTACGCAACACGATTGGACTGGTATGGATGTTAATACAATAAATAGTGAAATACAAGATGCTGTAAGATTATGTAGCAAACGAACGAAGGCAACAAGGGGATTGATTGCAGCTAGACAGGCTACGGGTAGGG